CATCGGTCTCAGAGGCTTTAACTTCTTCCACTTCCTTTTCAGGAGTAGCCGTTGGCTCTGGGGCCTCAATAGAAGCGATACGTTTTTCGACTTCTTGCTCGACTCTCTTGGAAAGTTGCTCTTCCTGCTCCAACTTAAAAGCTTTGCTTTTATGATGCAGGAGTGAGTTTAACTTTTCTTGATAAGTCTCAAAAGATGCCTCTGAACTATCCAGAGCTTGAACTTCTTTTGCAATAATAGCACGATCACTATCAGAAAGATCGAATCCTTCATCGACAGTCTCCATTCTACTATTGAAAATTTCTTCTGCTTGTTGCGCAGCGATAGAACCCTCAAGATCAGTAATTCTGTCTTGAGCAGTTTTTAGGTTCTCTTCTAATTCAGAGATAGAAGCTTTTGCTTTTTCAGCATCTTCAGCGGCTTGAATCTTTTGCTGCTCTAAGGTGTCACGCTCCTGTTGGAACTCGACATCTTTCTCTCTAATTTTGTCAGCGACAAAGGTAGAGATACTAGCAACAGTCTCTTGCGAGAATTCAGCTTTTTCAGAAAGCTTGCTATCAAGAATTTTCCCGAACTCTTGTATGATTTCTTGGGTATCCATGATATCTGTATTATTATTTATTTTTACATTATTTTCACTCTTTTGTGAAATTTTTCTACTATTTTCTATAGAAATTGTTTGTTTTTCTGATTTCTCAGAGCTTTCTTCGGAATCTTTAAGAGTAATATTATCATTTTTTTCTATAAAAACTCCTTGAACGTCTGCAGCAGGATTAGAAGTAAAACCAATGCCCAGAGGAAAAACTTCTCCGGTTACCAACCTATAAACCGGATCTCCATTGCTTAATTTACCAGATCCACCGAAACTTTTTAGATATTTTTTCATATCTTCTATTTCGTCAGGTTCTGTAATTATTTTCGCTTCTTCTAAATCTGTAGAGCCAACAGCGATATGATAATCATTAAAGCCTAGTTCCCAGCTTGCAGAAATTTTATTATAAGCTTCACTCTCGGGGTCGCTAGCTTGAATTAAGGCGTTAGCAAACTCTGTATTGACTGTTTTATAAACCACAGCCGCCAAAGAAATGTAATAAGGAGTTTTGCGAGAAATAGCTTCTTTAGAAGTTAAAATTTTATCATTATTTAAGTCTGTAAAACCTGCATTTACAATATGACCTACAACCTTTTCTTTCTTGTGTTCTATATTTGTAGGTTTGTATACGAAATATTTTAAAATTTCATCAGCAGTTTCAGAGTTTATTCCGTCACCATTTTTATTAAACTTGTTGACGACAGCAGCATTAAAAGCTACACCGACTAAATCGATGTTTTTTTCAAGATCTACTGAGCTAGGAATCAAAGGACGCAAATTGTTCAACGATGCCAAACTAATAGACAAATCATTTTCTAAATCATTTGTCGCATAAATGCTAAAGTTAAAACTTGTTTTGTATTTGAATTTTGATTGATCCATCTATGGTTATTACACTTTTTTATTGCAATTTGGAATTTTTATTGCTATGATATAAAATCGCGGCAGCATAATCATCTAATAAGTGGTTAGCGCTGATCTCTGAAACCTCTTTCATAGTATCGAGTTTTAACATTAAACTATTATCATGTAAGCAAGCTTTTGCTCTCTGTTCCCACTCGTTTTGTTCTGTAGAAACAATAATACTTTCACATATACGAGCTAAAATTTCTTTTTGATCTTTATTGAGCCTCTTCTTTTTAAAAGAGGATCTAGCTTCGGAAGTCATAAAGGCATAAAGTTTATTAGTTTGGTCCACTATACTTTTTATGCCATCTACAGAATATTTTTCTTTAGCGAAAGATTTTGCGCCATTTGGTCTGCCGGGAAGCTTAGGAGTATTAGGAGTTTCTGTTTTAACAATCTCTTCTTCTCCTTCGTATAACGGAACGCCACCAACAATAGGATTATAAAATCCTTTTTTCCTGTCTTCTATAAATCTTTCTTGAGATTTTCTTAATTCGGTTTCTTTTGGGAAAACTCCGGTCTCAATAACTTTAATTCCTTCCTCTGGAGGAAGAATACCAAGCTCCATCATACGAGTAATAACACGTTGAACTTGAGCAGAATCTTTAAGGTCTATAGTTTCAAACTTAGCTTGCGGTACATCTCTAAAACCAAAATCCTTACATAATTTTTTTATTTCTGCCTGCAAGAAATCATTCAGGAAAGCCTCTCTAGCCTCGTTTAAACGCTGCAAAAACATTTGAGCTTTAATTTCTGTGCTGGCAAACTTTTCTTGATTTAAAATTATATTCTGTAAACCTTCTTTAATATCCTGATTAACAACTTCATATTTCTCAGGACCAATAACCTTTTTAAGGTCTGGAATAATAAATTCTGCGCTTGTAGTATAATCACTGACCAAAACTCTTCCAACACTTTGGTTTTGAAATAAAGTTTGCATTGCAGTGATATTACGAGGATTAACTCCACCTTTATCAGGAGTTGTTCCCATAGTTATCAATAAGACAACATTCTCAATGGTTCGACAAATAGACTGATCTATCTTCTTCATCTCCATTTTAAAATTAATATCATCTAAAACACCAAAACCAAAAGGCACAGCGAACGGTTCGTAATCTTGTTTTTTGTAAAAAGAATATCTTAATTTAGTAGGATCTAAGCCGACTTTCATACCATCGGTATAATATCCGCCTTGATCTATTTTCTTTTGCATCTCTGGCGTTAATGCCTTATAAAGCTCCTTATCTTCATCTGTTTTTGGGTTCTGAAGTCGCTCTAGTTCATACTCGCTCAATATTTTTTCATATAAACCGTTTTCAAAAGATGTGGATCTTTTTGCCGCCATATCAAAAGGATTCAAAAGAATATATCTAATCGGCAGCTTATTGACCTGACCAATTAGACCAATATTCCTAAGTTTTGTAAAATCTTCTAAATTAAACTTGCCATCAATAGTGTAAAGAAATACATTCCCACTACGATAATACTCTCTAAAAAACTGATCTTTTAAATTCCAAATTTTGATTTTCTTTAACCAAGCATTAATAAATGTTCTAGATCTTGCGCTACCACCTTCTAAGTATAAAGTGGAATTAGCAAAATCTGACATCATGTCAACAGAATTTCTAAAAATAGCTATATTGCAATAAGCTTTTTGACATAACTCTATAGCATCCCTGACATTAACGCCATCAATACCATAATTATAAGGCGACATACCATTTCTAATATTCGCATATGGAAAAATTTTAGGGCCTATAGCTGCGTTATTTCTTCTTGATGCCACTTCATTACCGTTAACAGATGTTCTGCTATAAGCTTTAGATTCGTAAGTATAAAAAGGCTCTCCCACCAATTGAGGCTCGTATTGGTTAGCCTGCTGGTTAGCGTTAGCCTCAAACATATCTGATAAAGGCTGACCTTTATGGGTGTTGAACTTTTCCCAATAATCAGACCGTTTTGTATATTTCCTTTTTGACATCTTATAATATTACACAAAGTTAAATAAAAGTTCCGTATAAAGTATAATAAAAGTTAAAATGTAACTTTCAACTAATTAATAAACATGGGAGTAAAAGTTTCAAAAGCATCTTCTACACTTTTATCATTAGAATCAAAATGTATCTTTGCCATCCAGTTCCCTAACACAAGAGCAGAGTACGAATCTTTTCTAGCTTTATCTGGGCCAGTTTGACGCCTTAAATTAGGAGGCAAATCAAATGTCTGAGTACCTTGAGCTGTCGTTGTTATTTGAACTAAAGCGCATTCATTTTTGGTTAAATCTAACATATCAGCTTGATGCTCAATAAAATCTATCATTTTAGCAGATGCTGACTGCTTGGTCTCATCAGATGTCCGTAAAAATTTTATTTTATCAATAGGTATACTTTTATTCCTTTGTTTATTGTAAGCTTCATCTATAGCTCTAGAAGCAAAAAATATACGCCTGTGTTCAAAATTCGCCTGCAATAATTCGTTTGCCTGCCTGATCCATTTGCTAGTAGGTTTTCTCAAATAAACAATTTTATCATCTGAATAATTATATTCCATCCTGAATTTACGTAAATCCGGCTGGTATTCTTCTGGATTGTCAAAAGACACATCGATTGTTTTAAGTTTTTTATCTTTTGATTGAAAAGTTTCACTTTCATTACATGCTTGTATAAATTGTACCCCTCCATTATAGTCACCTACCACTTGAACTATATTAAAATTATCTAAACAATATTTAAAATAAAATATATGATGCTTTAAAGATGTTCCTGATAATGCATAACTGTGTACTACAGTCACTTTTTTCTCTTCTTCATGTATTTTTAAAATTTGTATAGCGAAATCATCAGAACCTTCTGTTTGAGACCATGAAGGATCAAATGCTAAAATGTATTTAGCGCCAGCATCACCTTTTACCTCTACAGACGGATAGTCGCCTTCAGGCACCGTGCATAAAGCCATTTTACTAGTTTTAAAATAGCCAGAGCTATCGTCAGTAAAAACAGCGCCAAACTCCCTATCAAACTGAGATTGACTCATTGTAGCTTTAGCCTGATTAACAAGGTTTTGATCGTATAGTTGAGTGGGAGCACAATCATAACCAAATTGCATAATGCATCGAGAAGCTTTGTCCCTTTTGTTTTCCTGAGTTATTAAAAAATCAAACTGGTTATAAAGTTTATACAAGTATTCAAACTTGTAAGATGCAGAAGATAAAGCTATCAATTTATTATTGGGCCATATAAAACGATCCTCTTCTTTCATTTTTCCTTGCTCTATAAGCATACTCTCTAAACCATGAACTTCTTGTCTTTGAGTGGGGTTTTCGACTACAGATAGAAATGGAACTATAACCTCATTGTAAATCCTTTCTGGCATCAATAAAAATTCATCAATAATAATCCTTTGAAAACGAAAACCACGGAGCTTTTCCCCATCACCTAAAGGTAAAGCTCGAATTCTACTTCTACCAATTTCCATTAGCCACTCATCATTACCTTTTGAAACTTTAGTGATACATTGTTTAAAAAAGGCTGCTTCAGGTTTAGCAGCAATATCCTCTATTTTTTTGAAAATCATTTTAGACTGTCTAAAAGATTTTGAAATTATACCTATTTCTACCCCTTGATTTAGTAAGGCATCTAACGCAGCATAAATTCCAGTAGAAAAAGATTTTGACATCCCACGGCTCCAAACGCCTAAAAAATAATCAGTTTCAAACATTGATTTTACAGCCATGTGCTGAAACGGGAATAGTTTAATACCGAATATTAAATCAGCAGCAAAAGAAATGTTGCCTCTTAAAAATTCATAAAGAGCAAGTTTTGATTCATGTTCTTCTAAAAAACCCTCTAAAGACAACAACTCTTTGTTAGTTCTTATTTTTGACGGCGGTCTGTTTTGATTTCCTTCTTGCCAACTCATGATCTATAAAATACTGAAGGTCCGACCTCCATAAATCTTTTCCGTAATATAATATACGCGGAATTAAAAATTTTGAATTTTTTCTCCCCCCTGTGAAAATGAATTGACATCTTCTAGGGAAGTCGTACATAATATCTCTCATATTTTTCAATATGTAGTCTATACTAGCTTTACGTTTAAAGTATTTTTGTTCAGCTATGATTTTATCTAAAGAGGACTCTATTACTACAAACATGTATGCATCCATATCTTGTGTAAGTTGAATTTCCCTTCTAAACCTATCTAAATTAGCTGTTGTTAGAGTGCCACAAAAATCATTTGAAGATTTTCTGTCTACAAATGTATAACTATAATGGTCACCTAATAAAGTATAATCACCGAAAGATAATTTGTGTTTTTTTGTGTTAAACTTAAAGTCTAAAGGTTTTTGCTCTCTGGTGTCTATTGCGATTTCTATATCTTCAGGTAAATCTTCATTAAAAAAACCTGAAGGAATATTTTTATCAAACATTAAGTCTAAATCGCATAGCTTAGCAAAATGAGAATAACTGCCAAACATTTTTTTTATAACATCTAGTTTGGGCAAAAAGCAGTGCTCAAGCTCTAAATGAAAAGGTAAAAAAATCCTTTTTTTATCGTAAACCCTTTTTAATATTTTAGATTGAATGTATTCTTGAGCATCTAAAGGGTCTAGTTGCTCAAGCCATTTGTTCATTTGAACCCTATTAGTAAAATCTTTATTAAAATAACTATCAACATCTTTAAAAGGTAAAAGGTCTCCAGTTAATAAATTTTTACGTGCATAAAACTTAACATAATATTCTGCTAAATGCATATCATGCTGCTTAACATGTTTATGTAAAGATCCTAGTTTTGCAAATGGCTTATCGCAAACTTTGCAACTTAATTTATATTGCGTCATTTTTACTTATACCTAAAACTCTAGCTTTCCAATCCGACATCTGTTCCAGTCTGTCGGCTTCCTCATAAACGACTTTCTTTTGCATATCTGCCATTTGAATCATTAATTTTCTTTCTTGCTCATCTTGAAACAATTGAACTAAAGAAATAATTGATGCATTTCGTTGATGTTGATTTTGGATTCTTTTAGAGCGTTCTCCATTTAACTTAGCAAGCATTTTATCTATACGGTTTGTGCATTGATTATATTCTTCGGCTTTAGTTTTTAACATTTCTGTTAGCCTCATAGTCAAATCATTTTGCCCTTCAGTCTCGTCAAACATTTGATTCAATTTTTGTTTTTGGATTTCTATTTCCCTAAGGTTAACATAATCCATACAAACATTAATATACAAATTCAACTCATCTGTTGTCAAGTCTGGCTTATCCCAAGAACTACGAATATATTCGCTTTCAAATAAATCTCTAGCTTCTTTAGTTATATAAGAATTTATAACCTGTATAAACCTTGGCGCAGAAAGATACGTTAAAAGTTTTTCTAAGCATTTTCGATCTTGCATAGATAACTTTTCTACATCAAATTCTTTCATAACAATTTTATTTATTTTTCTTATTAATGTAGTTAAAGCTCTTGGAGCAGAATATTTTTCTGACACAACCTCATCTCTTAAATTTATTTGATCGAATTCGTCATTAATAAACTCTGACATTAAAACGAATTTTTGACTTTCAAAAAACTTTCTACGCTTAGATTCTTCTGGCCAAATTATTTTAGCAACTTCTTTTTTTGTTAAATCTGGAGTATAGTGCCTTTTTATAAATTCTTGCTCCTCTAGTGATAAAAAAGGTTTAGCATCAGATTTTTCAGTATAATCTGAATGAGCTGTTGTTTTTATTATAGGTTGAGGTGGCAAAGTTGAAGTTTTTAGTTTTCTTTCTTTTACTTTTGTTCTATATTTCAAACCTTGCTCTATCCAAAATTCTCTTATAGCTCTACCTCTACTAGTTGTGCCTTTTTCATCTGGACTGTTCCACAATTCTCTTATAACTTTTATTAAGTTTCCATCATGTTTTTTAAATAAATCTAAACTTCTTTGCTTCTCTTCTTCGGAAAGTTGATAATGTGACGCCATCTGGTTATTCATAAAAATATATCATTCTTTTCTAACATCTGTTTAGCTATTTTTTTGTAAAAGTTTTTGAGATTTTTTATTTGCTTATACCCGGCTTTTCTACCCTTCTCTGTAGTTTTATAACCTAAAGTGAGAGCGATCTTTTCCTCATCTAAGTAATCTATAAACAACATTTTATAAATAATGTAATGTCTATCATTTAAAAAATCTCTCATTAGGCAATGTAATTTTTTTGCTGCAGTTAATACGCAGGTATGATCGGAAAACTTGGAGTTTTTTTTGTAAGAAGAATTTTCTAAAGGTACTGGAACTTTAATATCATAAGCATTTTTTTTGCTTTTTTCCCATTTTGCATAATCTTTGCACTCAGAATTTTGCATGCCACTAGGCGTAAATCCGCACAAACTATGATCAGACTCAGAATAAGACTGATTATACTTGCAGCTCAAACACGGCCTTGCGAAATTTGAATAATTATTTCGCAGAATATTTTTCATCTGATTAGAGATGATTTTATTTATCCATGGTTCTATAGGTCTAGATTGATCCCATTGTTCCCATTTTTTAAAAATATGAAGACGTATCATTTGAGATACGTCTTCAAAATCTAACCAAGCTAAGGCATTTAAATGCCACTTGTAAAATCTTTTTCTAATTTCATTATCAACAATATCCGATTTATCTTCGTATGTGTATTGTTTATCCCCCATCAATATCAGTAGAACGGCTAGAACCACATTCTGCAGTAGACTCTTGTTCAAAAGCCTTTTTAGATAACTTTTTATAACCTTTAATTTTTTTTTCGCTGTAATCAAGTTCCCTCGGGTTCATGGGATTATTTAAAATATCACCTAAAGTAACCTGATTATTACCATAATCTACATTATAATCTAATTTAGAAATGCTGCGAAACGATTCGTTTTCTTCTTCAGGTTCTAAGTGCGCAGATTTAACAGGGTTTACCTTGGCCCTTGAAATTGATGCGCCAATAGGGTTACCACAGGATTGACAAAATTTAGGTTTATTGAGTGTATATAAACTTTTGCTTCCACATTCTGTACAAAATAAACTAGCCATGCTCTTAATATTATTTTTAATTATTTTAGTTTTTCAAGTTTACTTATGATAAACTTAAGTATTTCACTTCTTAAAATGTCTTCTTTGTTAAAATTGAAGACATGTATACCGTTCTTTTTAGACTCTTCGTCATCAAAATTTTTAGCAATTTCATTTAAACCACTTTTACCATTAATATCTGATTGCATCAAATCTCCACAAATAAAATATTTAGCATTTTCACCTATACGAGTTATTAATGTGATCAATTCTTTTTTTGTAAAGTTTTGAGCTTCATCAGCTAACACAATCTTATCCCTCCAGCTTGCTCCACGCAAATAATTAATAGGAGCACAACTAACTATGCCCTCATCAAATAACATTTTAATTCTATCTTCTTTAATTAGTTCTTTAAGCTTCTCTTCTAAAGGCATAGCAAAAGGGTTAAATTTCTCATTCATATCCCCCGGCAAATGCCCTAAACTTCTTTCTGCACTTTCAGCTATAGTTCTAACATAAAAAATATCGTATAGATTGTCCATATTGAACAATTGTAGCGCTGCATAAGTAGCTATAAAAGTCTTGCTACTACCAGCAGGCCCTAAAACAAAAATCATCTTAGTGTTTTTGTCAAAAGCGACTTTTAAAAATTCTTTTTGTTTCTTTGATAATTCAAATTTGTTTAATACCAATTTGTATTTATTCTGAAATTCCAGAACCGTACCCTCGGACTCTTGCTCCACCTTTTTACGTTTGGTCATACTTTATATATATTACACTTGACATAAAGATTTTACACTATATTATTATAATATATGGTATTTCATGTTTTATCAATCCCGATGTACCCCACTAAAAAAGAGATAACTTTGTGCGCTTTTGTTCAAAAGGTATACAAATTTTGCAAAGAAATGACGCAAAGAGGCCATACAGTCTATCACTACGGTCATCCTGAATCGAATGTTCCTTGTGCTAAGCATTTTGATGTTATAGATACCGAAACTTATAATGAAGATTATGGAGATAAGACTTGGAAAGAAATGCACGGTCAAAATACACAAAATAAAACTCACAGCAAATTTAATAATAATTCTGCTAAAATTATAAACAAAAATGCAAATGACACAGATTTTATTTTAGCTTTTTGGGGTTTTGGTCATAAAAGCTGCTGCGATCAAATAAAAAAAGGTATTATCGTAGAAGCTAGTATAGGTTATGATTCTCACTTTGCAGCGAATAGAGTTTTTGAATCTTATGCTCAATTACATAAAATTATAGGTACTGAAAAAAACCCTACTTTTTCTGATGTCGTTATCCCTCCGGGATTTGAGAAAGAAGATTTTATTTTTTCAGATAAAAAAGAAGATTATTTTTTATATTTAGGGCGCATGGTAGACTGTAAAGGAGTTCATATAGCGCAACAAGTAGCGCAATCAACTAAAACAAAAATAAAATTTGTAGGCCCTCAAAACCAAAAAAATAAATTAAATAAACAATGCCCATATTCTGAATTTATCCATACGGTGAGCTATAAAGAAAGGGCAAAACTTCTTTCAAAAGCTAAAGCCTTGTTGATGCCCTCTTTATACGCTGAGCCATGTGGATGGACAATGATAGAAGCGTTTTTTTCTGGGACCCCAGTGATATCTACGGACTGGGGTGGTATGAGTGAATATAATATACAAAATGTTACAGGCGTAAGATGTCGCAGCGCAAGTGAATTTTATTTTGCACCACAAATATGCAATAACTTAAAGCCATCTTTATGCAGGGCATATGCGGAACAATACTTTTCACTTAAAAATATGGGCGATAAATACGAGAATTATTTTAATTTGCTTTTACATGGGTTTGAAAAAATACATACAAATTTTAAATACACATCGTTTAATAATTCTTTTTTTCAAAAAAATAGTGTAAAACTTTAAAACATTCAATAATATAAATATATGTCACATCAAGATTTCTCAGGCGATTACACCTACAATTTTGTTAGATTAGATCCAGAATGGAATAACTCTTTAAAAACTGGAATTTCATCTTTAGTCATAGGCTTAACATGCACTTATAGCGGAACAGATTCCTGTGGCTGCGAATGCATAGAGTCTCAATATGTAGATGGGTCAACAGGTTTTAGCCCATTTATTACTGCAGATTATTTATCAGGAAATATAGAAGAAATTTCTAATTCTTATGCTTCTGGCAATAACTGGTGGTATTCTTTAAAATCTAGTGTTTCCGGCAAAATTGATCACCCTGTCGTAGATACGAATTTCCCTTTTCCAGAAAGCGGTAACCCAGTGCCTCATCCACCAGAAGATTAATCTTCTGAAAAATGATTATATAATAAATAAGGACTTTTAGCATAAGTCATATCAATATCCTCTGAAGACAGTTGATCTTTAAAGATCTTAAACTTCGGGGGATTTTTTTTATCATAAGGTTTTATAAAATCAGCATTATGCCATCTTAGCAAATTGTTTGGCTGAACACACATGTTTCCATCATCTAAATCAATAAAATGATAACATTTAGTATCTTGATCATTTGCATAGCCTACATTTAACTCATTTAGATCCCCTTCATAATCATCAATAGTAAAAATATATTTACCGCTTCTGTATTTTTTATCGCGACAAAAGACATCAACTCTTTTATTCTGTAGAAACGAAAATGTCGTAACAGCGATATTATTAGCCTGACAATCCCAAGTTTGCAAAATAGATAAGCGTTTTTCTTCATCTTCTGAAATTTTATCGTATTTTTCTTTACTCGCAAAAGCTGATATAGGCATTTGCCAAAAAATAGCCCCTAAACAAGACTGAAAATGAAAATGTAAAGGTCTATTTATCATAGACTTAACTCCGAATATATAACCTTCAGTCAGCCCTTCATCATCATCGTCAAAAATATAAGAATTCCTAATAAAACATTCTATATAAGGGGTGTTTGCATTTAATTGCGCCATATATATATTCTACACAAAAAACTCTTATTCAAATAAAAGCTTGAAAAAAAAATTAATGAGTGTAATATATGTGACATATGAATAAATTCATACTATCATTACTAAGTATTATTGTGTCAGCTAGTATCATGGCTGACGGAGAATCAAAACTCAAAGCTAGTGTTAATGCTGGGTACACTTCAAACTATATCGTGAACGGATTGGCGAAAACAGGCTCTCAAGCCTTCGCTGGGGTTGATATTGGTACTGAGTACTCTGGTATCGACACTTACGTTGGAGCTGTCGTTTTAGACGCTGGGTCAGGGCTTGACGAATTACATGCGAACGTTGGGGTAGGAAAAGCTATCGATCTTTTTGAGAGTTTTTCCTTAAGAGGTGACGCTCAGATTTTTCAACATCAAGTCGCAGCAGGAGCAAACTCTACAGAAGGTAGACTCACTCTTTCTTTAAACAATAAATATATCACCCCTTATGTAGTTGGTACTTACGATTTAGACGTAGCTAACGCAGGATATTCTCAAAGAGGTTATATTGTTGGATTGAAAAAGAGTTTTGATGTTTTTGGAGTTTTTAATTTAACTCCTTCTGTTGAATATGGTCAGATGACTGACTATGAAACTGCTAGTGTAAAGCTAGATGCGTCAAAAGTGCTTTGGGATAAATTAGAAGTTTTTGGCCAAGTAGGCTGGTTTGACAATAATTTTGATGTTGTCAATTATAACTTCGCAACAGAACAATTTGTGGGAGATATAGCTGCTTCTGCTGGTGTTCGATGGAATTTCTAATTAGAAATAAGTAACAAAATTATAAAGCGGTCACTGCGTAGCGGGGGCCGCTTTTTTAGTCTTTGCATTCGCACTTGCGTCCGCGCCCCTTTTTATCTGATGCGTATTTTACACCCATGATGGTGCCAACAATACTAAAGCTATTAGTAAGCAAGATGCTAAACATATTGCTCCAAGAAGACTCTACTGTTTTATTCTCGATTCCAAATAATAAAGTTATAGCAAAAAGAATTGATGTTATTGCTCCTACCCCACAAATAACCCATAATGCGACTTTTACTATGCTACCAACTAATTCATACTGAGTTTTCTTTTGAAGGATGTCTAGGTCATTCTCAGCGGTCTGTTTTGCTTTTTCAGAATCTTCTAAAGCTAATTTAAGATCTTTATTTAATTTTTCGTTATGAGATTTCCATTCTGTAAGCTCTTTATTTTGCTGCTGAATAGTTTTTGTTATTTCAAGGCGTTTTCTGCGATTTTCTTTATCCCTGTTGATACAATCTTGAATATAGGCACCAAAATGTGAATTTGGTTGAGAGACTATCAATTTAGTAACATTACCCTCCAAGAATACATTTTTTTCGGCGGCTAAGTTTATTAATTGCTTTTCAATTTCATTATTTAATGTTATCATCGATACACCTTGAAGGGCGCAGTGCGCTCCTTGTACCCCTCGAAATCTTTAACAAATTCTTCTAATCTAGGTTCAATTTCATCTGATTTGATAATCCAAAATTGAGCCCCAGCTTTTACAGCTTTAGCTTGCTCCTGTTCATCATTAGAGCTTGATATAATACCTATAACAACCCCATCACCGTGAACGAAGTTAATTCTTCTACATAGTTCTATACCGTCAAAACTGCTACCAATAATATTGAGATCAACAAAAATGCAATCAGGTTTAGTTTTATTCTGTTTCACTAAGGATTCAAAATGTTTTTCTGCTGCATCAGCATTGTCTATAGACATTAAATTTAAAGTAATATCAAGCAGACTACATGCGTCTTCAAAAACTAAATGAAATAAATTTTCATCATCTACTAATAATATTGACTCAATCATATCTACTATTGTAAAATATACACCAAATCTTTAGCGGTGAGATTAATCCTTGTTCATTTTTGATTCGGCTATATCTTTATTGTAATCGGAAATATCTCCTAAATCTATTTTGAACCTAGTGCCTGTATATGGTTCCGGTAACTTTTCGCATGAGACTTTAAATTTATGTTGTTTTAATATCTCTACGCAAATATTTAAACCTAAGCCCGATCCAGTTTCTTTTTGATCTTTTTTTCTAATATAAGGCCTCATTAATTTTTCAAAATCTTTTTGATTTAAACCTCTCCCATTGTCTTCTACAAACAAATCATGAGTGCTTTTACTGTAAAATATTTCAACCTTTTTACTAGCAGAATCGTTATATTTAAGACCGTTTCTTATCAAGTTATCAATAGCAGTACAAAATAAAGATTCATTAACTTTTATTTTAGGTAAACCATTTATTAAAACCTGATCTTTGTAAGCTGTGCTAACTAAATAATCATCTAATATAACCTTCAAATCGTATTGCTTTTTATTTAGAATTGCTTCAGGTTTTACTAAATTAGTAAACTCATAAACACCTTTGTAAACCTTTTGTGTATGACGTAAACCTTCCTCTATCATTTTTAAAGGCGTTTGCAATCTTAAATTATTTATAATTTCATCATTCAGCCTTCTTTTTAAAGAAGATACTCCTCTAGGTATGTAAGTATTTATCCCACTATGCATATCATGGCGTAATATTTTTGCAGCATGCTCTAGGTATGAATTTTTACTATTTATTTCATTTTGCTGAAGAATTAAATCCGTTATATCATGCCTTACACTGATAAAACCTTTTATTTTACCGTCTAAATTAAACTCTGCTTGAATCCACGATTTTACATAATATAATGAACCATTTTTAGTTCTATTGATAACGCAAGGGTGATGCCATATTTTTTTTTCTTTAATAACTGTTTGATACATATCTTGCCATATTTTTTTAGGATGATAGCCTGAATTTACAACATTATGATTTTTACCTACAACCTCCTGTAAAGTATAGCCTGCTACTTTTAAAAATTTATCGTTTGCATAGGTTATATTTCCTTTAGAATCAGCTTTACTTATTAAGCAAGTAGCCTCTAAAAGGTTATCTTTTAAAATTAATTCGCTTAATGTTTTTCTTTGTTGGTTTTTTTGGTTTTTTATTTGCTGGCGATAACACTTAGAACATACCAATTTAAAATAATGCCACAAACTTTTACCTCCACTAAATATATTCCTGAGCATAAAAATAAATACACTAAATTAGAAAAAAACACTTAATAAGTGTAATATATAATAATATATGGCTCAGAGATACGGCGGAAAAATAGTTAATGATGGATTAGTATTGTGTTTAGATGCACACGATGCTAAGTCGTATGCTGGTGAGCCTACTACAAACTTAATACCTTTAGCTAGTGGCGGAGACGGTAATAGTAGATTTACTACTACTAACGCTTGGGGAACTTATAATACTAATCAATACAATAGTAATCAATATTTTAGTATAGGTACAATCTCTTCTGTGTCTAATAATATTGTTACAACTTCTTCTAATCACCCGTTTAGAACTTTTGACGCTGTAAAAGCTAACACCACAGGGGGTGGAATATCAGCTTACACTAATTATTTTATTAAAAAAATAAGTGATACAACTTTTAGTATACACGCATATAATAGTAGTCAAGACGGTAGTCAAGGTTATGTTAGGTCAGACGGCTACCATCAGGTACATGAAAGTATAGCTACAGATACAAGAGTATCTATTAATTCAACAAATTTCCCTACTATGTGGCATGGACAGGCACATTTACCTAATACATGTCACGTAAAAGAAATTGTTGAGGGTGGTGGATATGTTAAAGGGACAAACTGCATGCGTATACATGTCACTAGAACCGTTGGGGTTAATGGAGGTATGGCATATGGAGTATATACTCCAGTAACTCAAGGGGATACTATAATGGTAAGTTATTGGGCAAGATGTAGTCCTAATTTAAGCTCCAGAAGCTTTACGTATACTACTTATTTTGGTAGTGGAAATTCAGCTTTTAGTGCGACTAGAACTTTAACACCTGAATGGCAATTAATCACATATACATGGACTGCTAGTGTTACTTATAATTTTTATCAATATTTTTTCCCTCTTGCGGATAGTCAACCTTATTATGTTGATATGGCAGATTTACAAGTGGAAGTAGGTAAATCATATTCTACTCCTTATACCCCACCCAGTTCTCCCCGTTCCGCTACTAACGGATGGGTAGATAGATCGGGTAATAGTAATAGTGGTACATTAGTAAATGGAACCAATACGGGGGTATCTCATTATAGAAACGGTGAAGTTATTATGCCAGTTGCTAATAGTTATTTAGATTTTGATGGCACTAATGATTATATCACTATTTCTTCTTTATTAAATCAAGAGGCTATAAATGGATCAACTACCAAAACTATCATTTTATGGTTAAAAGCTGATAGTTATGGGGCAATGATGCCATTTTCGACAGGGCAAAATGGTAATGATAGAATTTATTATTGGACACAAAACAGTTTAAATACTTGGCGAATTGGTGACTATACTAGTACATCAGGTCATTCGACTTTGCCATCAGCTGGAACATGGTTTTGTACTGCTATAGTCATAAATGGGCTTAGTGTTACAGGATACCTCAACGGTACTCAAGATTATACAGGAGCTTACTCTGCTTTTACAACTCATGAGTACGCTGTATTAGGCAGACATGGTACCGGCTCTTATTATTATGATGGGAAAATAGGTAAAGTATCAGTTTATAATAACGCATTAACAGCAGCAGAAGTATTAAGTAATTACAACGCAGTAAAACCAAGATTCGGATTATGATAAAAGGTGGGCCAAAAATAATCGATGATAACTTAGTGGTATGTTTAGATGCACACGATGCTAAGTCGTATGCTGGGGAGCCTACTCAGAATTATGTTATTAATACTTCATCAACTGGTGGATGGTTGGGAGATGGAAGCAGTCAAACGGGGTTAGGGTCTAAGGGCGCTGTCGCTATAACAGATGAAAATTTAAAATACAACGGGTATGATACGGTTTTATGGACACCCGGTACGAGCCGAAACTGTTATTTAAACGGCACAGAAGATTTCAATTATAGTGAAACATCTACAGAATGGACATTTAGTGCGTATATAAAGTACGAAGACGGATCAACTATGTCGAGTATGTCTGTATATATGTATTACCCGTCTTCTGATGGATCAAGTGCAGGTACTATAACGGATGTTGGAGATGGTTGGTACAGAGTAAGAAGGACTAGGACAGGGTCTAGTAATTATATTTCTTTAGCTGGGTTTACAGGCATCGCAGCTATGAAAAAAATCTACATAAGTGGTTGGCAGTTGGAGAAAAAACAATATACAACACCAGTTACTAGTCCAGCAACTTCTCGTTCAGCTACTGACGGTTGGAAAGATTTAAGTACAAATGACCACGATGGCTCTTTGTTAAATGGAACCAATACAGGAGTTAATTATTACAGAGATGGTCAGGTAATAATGCCTGTTGCTAACAGTTATTTAGATTTTGATGGCAGCGACGACCATGTAAAAATAGATCATTCAACACAGTTAAATAATGCAAAAACTTGGGAAATATGGATAAACATAGATTCTTTTCCTGCTTCAAGTACATATGACTCTATTTTTTCAAAAACTGCGAATTGGAATAATGATGGTAGTATATTGTTGAGTATGATTTATGGCAGCTTAAGGTTTTCTTACGGAGGTTATTGGGGGGGAGTAAACATAGAAGACCTCAGTAACATGAGTACAGGTACATGGTACCAAGTTGTTGGGACAGGTGAGTTTTTGGGGGTAGGAGCAGGGGTAAGAAATAAAGGGTACCTGAATGGTGTTTACAAATCAGTCTTAACAGACACCTCGGCCTTTATTCCGACAAACTCAAACGCTCTTTATCTTGGGGATGGAAGCGGTGGCACCATGAACGGCAAAATAGGTTTATTTAGAGTTTACGAGGATGTATTGTCAGCCGCAGAAATATTAAGCAATTACAACGCAACAAAAAATAGATTTACATAATTATGAGTTTTCACAACAGAAGATGGATATTTTTAGACTCTGAAAATATATCAGGGGTTAATTTTAATCAAGTGCAAGAAACAAGCGCCGAAACAGTTCGTTATTCGGTGGATAGCGGAACGTTTTTCGTCAAGTATAATGTTATCGAATATCCCGTTGATCCAACTGGCGCTAATGTAGACGCCAGCGGCAACACTTGGCAATTTTATTATAACACAGGAGTAGAACCCCCTGTTATCACAGGGTCAGGGATGCTTTACCCTTCAGGTTATGAAGCTGGCAGACCTGATTGTTATGACTTAGCAGAAGAAATTAGCGGTAAAATCGAATGGCACCATGAAGAAATACTGGAGTATTTATCAACACCAGAGTGGACGCCAACAGGAATAATGTAATATGTCTTATCATAATAATCCAAGAATAGTTACTGATGGCTTAATATTTTTATTAGATCCAGCTAACCCTAGATGTTTTGGGTCTGGCGAGACGACTGCTACAGATTTAGTAGGAGGTAAAACTTGTTCAGGAGCTAACGGGTCACCCGGCGCAGGAACACCTACTCCTGATACTGCTAGAATGCCAGCTTATAACTCAACTAATGGAGGCGCTTTTTATTTTGATGGCTCTGATGGTATAAATGTTGAGGGGGATTTAGGAAGTCACTCAGCAGTTTCTTATTCTTTATGGTTTAAGGCTTTAGATGCTACTGGTAGATATTTTTTCGATGCTAGAAATGACGGCGGCGTATGGTTTTTAAGAAACTATTCAAGTATTAATATTAATTGGAATAACAATTTAAAATATAATTTTGATGCGACTTTTAATGCTTCTACCAGTGTTTTTCTTAATACATGGATGTATATGGTAGCGACCTCTAACCCTTCTGGAACATTATTATATTTAAATGGTACAGAGATTACCCAAAGTACGGATTTTAGGAATGTATACGTTAGCAACGGTTCTACAGATGAAGATCTAGGTGCAAATTTAAGAATAGGGTGCCGTTATACTACAAGTTCTTTTTGGTATGGTTATATGGCGCATGTAGGAATATATAATAAATCTTTATCGGCGGGCGAAGTGTTTCAAAACTACAACTCAATGAAATCTAGATTTGGATTATAATTATGCAATACGGACCTAAAATAGCAAATGACGGATTAGTGTTTTTCGTAGATGGCACTCAAAATTATACGGGCGACGATGCAGTTAAAACTCCTAACGATATACCTAATTGCTGTTTGTGGCTGGATGCTGACGACGCCACCTCAGTTGTAACCTCAGGATCAGATGTAACACAATGGTCTGATAAAAGTGGTAACGGTAATCACGCCACAGCGTATAGCACTGATTACCCTCAATACAGCTCGTCTTACACCATTAACGGCAGAAGAGTGATAAACTTTATAGCTACAAGTAATACCGCCGGAGATACCTTGAAAGGGGCTTTTACAACTTCTGGTAGCAATCAACCGGGGCAAAGCGGAGGTAACACTAGGTTCATCGTTTGCAAACAACATCATTTTGTAAACCTCGAATCTGATGCAGTTTTTGAAATGGCTCAAGGAGCTTATGTATCTGCAAGCGTTGGCAACAGGAGTGTGATTAATTTTGAAGGCTCAGCTTACAGTAGTGATAGAGTGAGATTTTATAATCAAGGCACTTCATCTTACGCTACATTAAGAGGAGAAGGGAATTTAGTTATACTCAGCGATAGAGTTTCTAGCAGCTCCAGCATTCAACAAGCTTTTCTTAACGGGTATAGGTGGGCTAGTAATACCGCAACAAATTATACATTTACCCATTATTGCATTGGCGATGATATAACTGGCGGTGACAGATTTAATGGGTATGTTTGTGAGGTAATTATTTTCAATAGAGTATTAACCGATTCTGAAAGGCTGCAAATAGAATTTTATTTAGCTAAAAAATGGGATATAGCTTTTTGCTCTTTAGCTCCTAGCTTAACATCCCAAAGGCAATTAAAAGACTTAACAGCCAGCGCTTCTGTAGATAACTCTAGTTCATCTTACAATTATTACAACCCCGGCATAATGCCAAGTAGAGGCATTTTTTACCAAAAAGAAAGCGGTAGAAGAATTGAATTCAACGGAACTTCTGATGTGCAAAATTTAGCTGGATCAGGCACTTCAGGTGAGTTAACTATAGAATGGGCGGCTAATTGCAATTCTCGCTTAGATAGTGGAACTAATTACTACATTTTTTCAAACGAGTCTTATCAAAACTATGGTATTTGCATAAGGTATGATGGGGCGACTTGGAGACCTCTTGTTAGATTCAGTCACGGTGGCTCTAATTCTTCTATGCATGTTAATACAAACGACATCGCTTATGCTGGAGAATGGGCGCATTGGACAGTAACATTGTCTGGGTCTAATTGTAAAATTTATAAAGATGGAACTTCAGTACTAACTAGTAGTAGTTTTTCAGCTCCGTCTACGTCTTCTATCCCTACTGGCTCTCCATTTGGAGATGGTAGTCAAAGTTTTAATGGTGAAATTGCTTTTGTGAAAGCATACAATAAAGCTTTAAGCGCAGATGAAATAGCTCAAAATTATAACGCCTCCAAAAGTAGAATAGCAGCTATACCTAAAATACCAAAACCAAGAGATATTCAACGTTATTATGATATGGATATGTTTGGCCGTAACGCTGATACTACTTATTGGTACGACTTAAGTTATAATAATGTTCATAATGCTGCCGCTACAACTGGCGCAACATTAGTTGGCCCCACTTATTATGGAGCATCAAATTTATACCCTAAATATTATGATTTAGATGGTACTGACGATAGATTTACGATCAACAGTTATACTTTCGGAAATGGCAACTGGTGTTTTTCTGTTTGGGTTAATGCTGATTCTTTTAATGATGTAACAATACTTTCTAACTCAAGCGGCGGTCCTGTTACAAATGCATTTGGTTTTGACCAAGATGGAAGCGATTGGAAGATGGGGTATTGGAATTATGGTTATGCTAATAACGGTGCTGGTCCGGGCGGAGGATGGTACTATAATAAAGCTAACACCGCTGTATCAACTAAAAATTGGTACATGTTAACTTGGGTTAATTACAGTGATGAAACGATGAAGATGTATTTAAACGGAGTCGCAGATTCTTCTGCTTTTTACTCTAAGACAACTAATGGTGGACCGTGTGATATGATTGGATCTCGCTGGAATGGATCTTATTTTAACGGTAAAATGGCAAACTTTCAAATATGGGATGTAGCATTAACAGATGCCGAAATTCTACAAAACTTTAATTATTTTAAAAATAGATTTGGATATTAATTATGGCGATAACAAGAGGACCAAGTATAGTTAGAGATGATTTAGTTTTATGCTTAGATGCAAAAGATCCAAACTCATATCCGCGTAGCGGAAGCACTTGGTATGATTTAACGCCAAATCAGCAAAACGCATCACTTAGTGGGCTTGCTTTTAATTCTGCCGGTTATTTTGATTTTGATGGTACAGATGACGTAGTAGGGCCAAGCACCTTTGACTACGATGATAGTGGGGGCGCTTTTACTGTATGCGCTTGGGTAAACCCTGATTCACTTAGTAATGCTGATAGTTATTCTGCGATTATAAATAGAACAGATAGTAGTAATCATATTTTTTCTCTTTATATGAATAAGAGTGCGGCTTCTTCTAATGTAGGAGACATGAGTGCGTGGATTTTTGATAACGGAGGGACTCTTAGGCAACATAGCGCATCTGGGAATTGTATTCTTAATGTTAGTGAGTGGAACTTTTGCGTGTGGAGGTGGCAAGATAACTTTGGGTTTACTTTTGATCTATTTAACTCTGACGGTCAAGTTACTCAAACCGCATCAAGTTCCTATGTCTCTAGAAAAGATTCTACTAGCCAATTTACAATAGGACGATGGAGAAATAGCGGTTTTTATTTTAATGGTAAAATGGGTTGCGCAAACTTATACAATAGAAAATTATCTAATGCTGAAGTTCTTCAAAACTACAACTCAATGAAATCAAGATTCGGATTATAAGGAGTAAATATGGGATCAAAACTAGGACCAAAAATAATAAATGATGAATTAGTCTTATCTTTAGACGCAGCTGACGCTAACTCGTATGCGGGGGAACCTGTTGCTAATTTAGTAACTTCTTCAGCCGTAGATTTTTCTGTCAGATCTACTTATAGTGGTAATACATTTTCTCAAGTAGCAGATAGTGAATCCCCTAGCGGTTATGCTTGTGAAATGTCATATACTGGTACAGTTAATAGTTCTTCTAGATCTAGATTTGGAGCTGCGACTAATATACCAACAAGCGGTACTGGTTTTGTTTCTATATGGGCTAAAAAATCTGCTGGATCATCTACTACTATGAGGCCGAAAGTTTACACAGGTGCTGGCGACTGGTCTAATTTAGACCCTTTAGATGGTGGTAGCATTTATTTTACAGACGAGTACAGACCTTTCGGGAAAGCAGTGAGTTTTGGGACCGCTAGCGGAGGTCCGAATCCGGGGTTCAGTATGACTAATGGTGGCAATACTACAGTAAATGATAAAACTAGATGGATTAAACCTCAAGTTACGACTTTAAGTTATAATGTTCCTTTTTCAAATTTAACTAGACCTAATCAGATTGATTTTATATCTCACGGAGATGTCGGATCTGGGACTACATTTACAGATTCAAGCGTAAACAATTTAACTTTAACAAGCTCTAATGGAGCGTCTCATGCGGGAACAGGACCGTTTGGTGGATCTGCGATGTCATTTGTAAGGGCGAGTAGTCAACAAATAACATCTGCTTCTACTAGTTTATGTGACTTTGGAACAGGCGATTTTACTATTGATTTTTGGTTCAATATGAATAGTGGGACTGCTACAAACACTAGAATGCATGCGTTAAATATTGGGTCAGGTAATTCTACTAATATAAGTTTTGATTTTAACGATAGTGGATATGGTATTTGGCTTTATTGGATGGGCGGTGGCAGTCCTAATATTAGACAATCTGGTAATTATCGTAATGATGGTTTATGGCACCACTGCGCTTTTGTTAGAGACAATGGGACATGTAGGTTGTGGATAGACGGAGCTTATATTGGCGGAGTATCGTATGCGACTCAAATAGGGGCTACACAGTCATTGTATATAGGATCGGCATCCGGTGGTCAGCATTGGGATGGGTATATAGATGAAGTTAGAATCATAAAAGGCACAGCATTATGGAGAGGTACCAATAATTTTTCTGTTCCGACATCAAGAGGAAAAAACGCATCTTTATTAGATTTATCAAGCAATAATAATAATGGCTCTTTAATAAATGGAACCGGCACAAGCACAACTCATTACAGAGACGGGCAAGTTATTATGCCTTTAACTAGCGCATATTTAGAGTTTGATGGTACAGATAGTTATATATCTACATCGTTTGGTAACGGTCATAACCCCGCAACTAACCCTATAAGTTATACTGTGTGGGTCAAAACTCATACTAATAGTGGTAGTAGAATGATTTTTGTTCAGGGTAATTGGAATGGGAATTTTAGAGCTTATTTTGGGATGACTGGTGGTGTATGGGGTATGGGTATTCAATCATCAGGATGGGGGCCTACCCAAGGAGGTGATGCAGTAACAACTAATACATGGAATCATATGTGTATGGTGTTCGAAGGCTTAACATGTAAATGGTATCGTAACGGTAGTTTAATGTTTTCTAAATCTTACACATCTTACGCTTTTAATCAAAACTTAATAATTGGAGAAGATAATTATGATTCTACAGATAGATTTTGGGATGGAGAGATCGCTCAAGTTTTAGTTCATAATAAAGCCTTAACAGCGGCAGAAGTATTAAATAATTATAACACAACTAAATCTCGTTTTTCTTGATTTTTTACCCAAAACACTTATAATAACTATTATGTTAGAAGAAGAATTGACTCAAGAAGAAATTCAAAATAATATTAATGCGGCTTTTGAATCTGTGAATCTAATTAACAATATCGCCTCAGGCACCGAAACAAGCGACGAATCTATCGAAGAAAAGAAAAATAATGTTGACCGTAATATACGACATCTAGAAATTATGAATAGTAAATCATGGTTTACTGGTGCACTTCAAGATGATCAAGCTGACCAAATCGCTGATTGCATTCTCGCAGGCAATAGCTTTATCGATTCTAATTAATCAATCTTTCTCCGATAAATATACTTTAGCAGCTTGAGTTAAAGCTCTCTCAAAAGACAACTTTTTTATTAAAATATGTATAGGGGTTGAACATATTATTTTACCATCATATATAATATGATATTTATCAGGTTCATGAGGATGACTTAAAGTAATAACATCTGTTATAAATATTTCTAAAGATGTCATATATACACACATCTCCATCAAATCGAAATCCGTAACTAATGAAAACCTATCATATACCCCTTCACTATTGTGTGTCGCCATAGTTAAACGACGATCTTTATCATGAAAAAATAAAAAATTTTCAATCTCTGTATTTTTTTTACGAAAACGGCGCTGCTCCTGCACCTTAAGCTTAGTAGCCTCAGACACAGAAGGCGGCGCATAAACCATAAACCCACCGTCACTCATCTACACATTGATCTATTTTATCATTCAATTCTGTTTCCAAAACCTTAATCTGATCCTTGTAACCTTTAGTCAAATCTTTTAATTCTTGCTTGGTTTTTATCAGTTCTTTTAATAATGTGATAATTTCTTGCTCCATATATTATATTATTGTTTTTTTAAGAAAATTATAGTTGTTTTTTATTGTTTTTTGCGAAAAAGCCCAAACTATTAACTTTGTAGTTGGGTATTTTTTTTGTTTTGTTTTTTCTGACTTTATAACGGATTGTCCGTTTTTGTTAATATAGGGGGGTGAGTTTAGGCTTGTAAATAATGTTATGATGTGTTTTGTTTTGATTAGATATTGAGATAGATGCCCCACCTCGACATATTAAGAAAAGTAATGTTGGAATTTTTTAGAAATAGGGTAGGGTTACCCCTACCCCATCGCAAGGGTTAACCCCAAAGCTCTTCTTCAACTAGAGCTTGCAACTCTTCAGGATGAGAGTCGAGCCATGCTTCGGACTCTTCGCGCTCTTCTTGTGTCGCTTCTTCATCAACCTGCCAATCATGAACAGATACAAAATCCGTGCCACTATCAAACCCTTTACCGTGACATTCCCAAGACCCGATTCCGTCATTGTCGCGCTCGAAAGAGACGGTGGCTAAAGTTCCGTTGGCGGTTGGTATGTCAATTGTGATTGTTTCCATGGTTCAAATATAGGCGAAAACCTAAGGCGGCGCAAGCATTTTTTGATTTATTTTAACTTTTATTTTGAACATAAAATAAAGATGAAATACAAAATTGCAACAATGGCAATCTCTACTTTGCTTGAGTTGTTCATTTAATGCTCTGGATAAATTACTTCATCCACGGTTGAATCCCAACATGCGCGGCAATCTCCACAAACATTTTTTTGCTTATATGCAACGCAAGAAACCTTTGACTTGTCATTAGATACTGCAGAAGATAAGACTCCTAATCTTTTTGCATAAGATTTGACAGACTGCTCTACTTTGAAAGCTGACAAACGGATAATGAAATTCAATGGTCTTTTTCTTTCTTGTAATACTTCACGAACCATTTTGAATTCTTTAGTAGGAAGCCAGAACTTAATATCAGGCAAAGCTTCTGCAATATCAAACAACATATGCAAATGATCAGAAGATTGTAAATCTCCTGAATCGTGCCAACGAAACACGCCACTTTTTTCTCTACGTTGTATCAATTCGATCATGGCTTGTTTCCATGCCGATTGTTTTAACTTATCAAGTCTATTGGTTAAAGACTTTTGAACATTGTCGAATAGGTAGCGACCTTTCAAGGCGTAACAGTTGCTGCATACTGTGCCCTCTTGCTTGGCAAGAATAGATCCCGTTTTGCAAGCTTTCGCGGGTGTGTTGTACGAGAAGCAAGGCATCTTGCTAGGTGTGGACAAGGAACCTGTGATTTCTTGAAGAGCTTTAATAGTGCGATTCATAAGGAGATTATAAGAAAAATAAGATTCAATACAATGCTTTTTTTAATATATCTTTTTTTAATAATAAGCTTGACGAATAGACAATGATCATGGTAAAATCCCCGGCCTTTGTAACATGTTAAATATCAAAGGTTTGTGTTAATTTTAAAATAAATCATACTTTCTTTAGGGTGGGACCGCAAATGTCCTACCCCATATGATAAGATAGATTCATGGAAAATAAAGATATGGAAACCAAACCAACCCACTCAGTGCGCGAAGACTTCAAGCCATGGCGCGTAATTTTTGAAGGAACCGAAGAGGAATGCAGGAGGCACACGGAGGACTTGATGAACAGCGCAGGTAAGCAATTACCGCTCATTCTCACAAAAGATAGCAGTTGGTAAAAAATCTTGACAAGGAGGGCTTCGGCCCCTAAACCTTTGGTAAGCAACGACTTACCGCCTCCCCCCGAAGGGCGGGCCGCGTAAGCGGTTCGTCATCAAGAGTTTACAGAGGGTTTTTATCAACGTAAACTGTTGATAGGCATGGCCTTACGAAGGCCGGGGATTTTACCACTAAAACATGTATGCTGTCAAGTTCATACTCAAAAAAACTTTTTTCAAGTTTTTTTGGGGTAAGACAGCTTTTGTCCCACCGTGTCTGGTATGATAATATCATGAACAATCAAGATATGATAATAAAAAACGATGAGACCCTTTTGGTTTCTTGCTGTGGCTGCGCTCAAGACTTGCGAATAACTCGCGATGAAGCAAATGAATGGATCGACATCTCTGGTTTCATGTGTCAAGAATGCGATTAATTGAAAAATAATTCTTTACAATCTTTTAAATATAGACCATAATATTCTCATGGAAATTAAAGATCAACCCCTTACATTCACCGAAAAATGCGAAGTCCGACACGCCTTGCAGGACTACAACTGCAAGCTCGAAGGAGATGTGAAGATGTTCTCGAATCCCGGTTTGATAGAGCTTTACAAAAACAAAATTAACAAAATCGAATCATTAATCAACAAAATAGAAAGCACATTATAATATGACAAAATTCCCTGTTCAAAAGTTCACATTCACTTACCGCAAAGACAAAGACAACGAAGTTGCAACATATGTTACTTCTGCCCCAATCGAAGATCACCCTTGCCACTTCATCGCTTATAAGTATCAACGAGGTGAATCTTGCGGAGTGCGAAGATTCAACAAGGCAAATGTCTTAACACCGATTCAAGCTGTAAAATAAAGCTTGACAACAAGAGGGCTTCGGCCCTCTTTTTTTTGTGCCTGCATATCCGCGTCATCAGGGGTCCACTTACCATAATACTAAAAGTTCAAAACGAGCGCAAGCTTTTTTAAATCTTTTTTTAAAATTAATTTATTATATAATTATATATAATAGAATTTATAGTTATATGTATAGTTAAGTAAACCCTTCTGCGCCAAAGACTTACGCATGAAAAGAAAATGATGTAAGCCCTTGAATATCAACGACTTACGCGGGCCGGAGCTCGTAACCCCTTGATAATCAACGAGTTACGGATGCTTGCGGACTGCGAGCAGATAAAAATCTTTTATATAATTATAGTATAGTATAAATATAACCTTTATTATTTTTTACTTTTAAAAAAGTTTTATAAGCTTTTGTAAGTGGTTGTTCATTATGCTTTAACACAAATGAATTATACTTGTAAGGGTTGTATGTTGTCTCTATAGCTTCACTGGGTATAGAATAGGAAAGATCCTGCTCCCCAATTATATAAGCATGAACATTTTTTCTTTGCTCCCGCAGGACTCGCCGCCTGCCGCCTTGCTGGACCCTGAACTCAGGATCGTTGAGTGACAAGCCGAGAGAATGACCTATGACTTTTCCCGTCTTGACATCGACCACAGAAAACAGTTTGCGATGGAGATTGAAGTAGACTTTGACTTTCATACTGAAATAATACAACAACAACACAACAAAGCAACAAAAATCTTTTTTAAAATAATCATTCTTTTTGCTTGTGCTATCCTGAAAAACTGTCATACTATAAGTATGAAAGATAAAGAATTCAAACAATTCCTAGCACGAGCCGCAGCTAAAAAATCCGCAAGAGACAAGGCCTCACGCAAATACTTAGACGGCCTAAGAGCTTGGGAGATGGGCAAAAATAATCATTCTTTTTCCTTGTAATAACCTCAAAAACTGACATAATATTAACAAGATATGAGAGATATGATTGAGAATAACAAGACAGAAAAAGTAACACGCGTGGAAATCATCGATGAAAATGGCCGAGCTTTCCTCATGAGGGATTTAGCAAGCGTTAAATTAAGCCTACAAGATGACGGAAGAACACTCAAATTGTTTGTAACACCTAAGGCATTTAATACCGCGAAGGTACGCTGAAAAGGTATTAATAAATCAAAAAAACGCTTGCATTATCCTGAAAAACTGTTAAATTTATATCATGAAAGTTAACAAGGATACTGAAACCGGAATCGTCACCTACACCATGCCAAACGGCAAAAGTTTTTCCGCACCATATAAAAATGCAGCTTATTGTGTCGCCTGTGATGGCGATGAAGTCCCTTCCACATGGAACGGCAAAACATATATCTATATGTATAACTGGCAAGACAGGCAGCATGATTACTACTGTTTTGAAGATGACATCTCAAGTTATTGTGCGCCTTGGGAAGTTATGGGGGTTCGCCATGTTGGAGATCCGATATATGCGACAGCAATGCGAGAAATATAATTTGACAAACTCTTTTAATCTGGTAAATTAAAACCATACTTTTCAGTTCAGCCCAGTCTAAAAAACAAACCAGTAGGTAAGTGCGCTGGAGACCGTGTTGAGGATCGCATCGCCACGAAGTGGAGTTACCGACTCGAAGGAATTAACCTCTAAAACTAGGCGGTAGGAGCTTACCACTTGACTGGGTTGAATTGAGGAGTAAAACACCTAATAACTTGACAATCGACTTTAATCTGTTATCTTATACGTATGAAAGCAATATTACTTTATGTCCTTATTCTATCCCAATCAATCTCGGCACTGGCGTCATCAATTACAAATGAACAAAAAATTGTGGCAATCACGCTTCTTGCAGAAGCAAGAGGAGAGGGCAACGATGGAATGGGCGCGGTTTGTGCCGTTATTCAACAACGAGCAATCGAAAGAAAACAAACAGCAAAACAAGTCTGTTTAGCCAAATGGCAGTTTTCATGCTGGAATGGCAAAAGTTTAAAAGATCTTGAATACTTGCTTGACTTACCACAGGCGAAGATGGCAATATACTTTGCGAAGAATGTTAACTCAATGAATCGTGCTTTGGTTGGTTACAGCAATCACTATCATGCAACATGGATGAAGAAACGTCCATACTGGGCAAAAGGTCAAAAGCCTGTTAAGGTAATCGGTCAACATGCTTTTTACAAACTGTGAAATAGAAAATATGACACTCGTAAAAATCATCACAATGACACAGGCGCAACGGGAAGAATCAGATCTCCAAGCTGGGGACGAGATCGAAGTTAACACTAAAAAATCCTTCGCCGTTGCATACGGGGACGGATGGGAGATTGATTTTAACTACAATCAACTACAGTTTCTCGGGGATGAGGATGGAGACGGGGAGGATCTAAATTCTCGCGATTGGAATGAAGGTCGGTGAGATGAGAATGACACAGAGAATAAATTTTAAGGTAATGTAGCGGCGTTTTCAGACACTGGTTATTTTCATCACCTTGTCGGTAACTACATAAAAGCCGACACACTTTCCCCCTTGTTAGTTGTTTGTGTTTATTATCTGTTGTTGTTTGGGTACACCCCCTCCTTCGGGAGGGGGTTTTTTTGTATAAACTCTTGGCTAGCAGAAGCTTACGCAGGCCGGGGATTTTACTATAAAATATCAATCTCTGTCAATGGCATTTTTTAAATATCTTTTTTTGAAAAAGATCTTGTTTATAATGGTTTTTGTGTTATCTTATTTATGTTGCTAATGAAGGTAATAAACCTAAAAACCTAAAAACCTAAAAGAAATAATAAAATATGACAGTTAAATTCAAATTCAATCCTAAAAAAGATCATGTTGCCGTGAAAGAATATGGTATCCTTGGCGAGACTTTAGACAAGCCAATTGCAAAAACAAAAGCTGGATGGTTGAAAGTTGCGACAATTCCTATTAAAAATCTTGCAATAGGTTTGTACCAACGTGATATTGACCATCCTCGCGTCAATAGAATTAAAAATGCATGGCATAATGATCTAGGTTATATCAATGTTGCTGAAATTAAACATAAAGGTAAATATTATTATCAAATTGTAGACGGTCAACATAGAGCTAGTGCGTTTTCTCAAATTGGCAATGAAATTTGCTGTATCGTCACTAATTCGTTCGCTCCCGTGGATAACTTCCTAATGGCTAATAATTCCCGAAATGTTAAATCTCTAGATGTAGATGGAGAATTTTGGGCAAAAATGAACCGACTAGATTCTGTCATAGATGCAAGAAGCAAAAATGATGAAGACAATGTTAAATTTGTTTATGATTTAATAGAAAGAAAAGGCTATAAACCTCAAAAGAAAAAGAACAAGTCTGATATAAACTTTGGTAACCATGTTGCTGCTTTGCATAAAATATTTGAAAAATACGTTCAACATGAAGGAGGAAATATTCTTCAAGATATAGCCCTTGAGAATAATGAAGATCTTAATGTATTATCACGCAGAATATTTAAAGATGCTGCTGATGTTTTATTTTGCGTGTTTGGGACTAATGCATTCACATATTCTAAACCTCAAAAAAGAGCTTGGGAAGGAATGTTGAGATTCTTACGAAAAATAGAATATAAATACAATAAACAAAGACTAAAAGAAGCATTTAAAAAAGGAAAGTATTATATGCCTACAGGTCGAATTCCCCGCGAAACTGGGAAAGGGATTGATTCATGGCGTCTAACAGCCCTTAATAAATTTGGCAGCTCAAAAAGAGTAATTTACGAAAGAGAAAAATGGACAAATCTTTTTACTGCTGTGCATGATTTTACTGGGTAAATCTAAAGGTTATAGTTCTAGTGGCCCCTCCTGAAGGAGGGGTCTTTTTTATGTAACCCTTTAAAAATAAACAACTTATGTAAGAGGGCATAAATTTTACTCCAGACACCCCCTTCTTGTCAAGCTTATTGTATTAAATCTTTTTTCAATCTAATGAAGCTTTAATTAAACTTTTTCTTGCAATAACCTCTAAATAGACTATATTAGAACCATGAAAGCAACAAAAGATTTCAATATGTCCCTTTACTTCGGTATCATCAGCTCAGCCTCAAGGCACAAAATGCTTATTGAGGACGAGTTGAAAAAGGCGCTCTCAGAAGAGCGTAAGCAATACTTGCAAGCGCAAATTTTAGAGCAAGATTATATTATCAAAACAATAGAAGATAATACTTCTATTTTCCTCAATGCATCAATAGATAATACCCAAGAATAAAACAAAAATAATTTAAACTTTTTCTTGAGCCAACCTCAAAATCTGTTATATTTAAACCATGAGAGAGACATTATCACGAAGCAATAACAAATTCATTTTAGCTGGCAAAAAAGATGGCGTGTGGCACTACTCATCACGCACCCGCAAAATCCATTACCCTAATTCTGCAAATCAGGGGATCAATAAAATTTATTGGACTACTGACCGAAAAGAGGCGATGTATGAAACCGAAGAAGTTGCTGAGCTTTTCCAGATGGTATGGAAAGACTGCGGTCAGAATTTCGAGGACTTCAAATTGATCGATGTTTCTGAACTTTACTCATAATAGAGCTGAGACACTGGGAGGAACTCGCAAGTTGCTTTAATTAATGCGCTTTTAACGGGGGCTTCGGCCCCTAAACCTTTAGTAAGCAACGACTTACCGCCTCCCCCCGAAGGGCGGGCCGCGTAAGCGGTTCGTCATCAAGAGTTTACAGAGGGTTTTTATCAACGTAAACTGTTGATAGGCATGGCCTTACGAAGGCCGGGTATTTTACTGCAAATACCCCCTCCTTGTCAAGCTTATAATTTTCCTGCATAAATCATTTAAAACCAACAGGTTACGGAGGCCGGGGATTTTACCACTAAAACATGCATGCTGTCAAGCTCATACTCAAAAAAAACTTTTTCAAGTTTTTTTGGGGTAAGACAGTCTTTGTCCCACCCTTCATGCTACCATAATCCTATGAAAAATCACAAGGTCTACATGGTTCCTATCAACTTCGCGAACGCTTTCTGCCTGTGCGAGCAGGTCGAGTTTCCCATCGACCGCGAATCAGGCGGCCTCTGTGCTGCTATCGACTTCGCTCAAACGAAGCGGTCCAATGTGTATCTGAAAAACCAAAAGACGGGCATCCTGTCTTTGGTTTGGAAGAGCAAAAAATAATCACACTTTTTTAGGGGTAAGACAGTCTTTGTCCTACCCTTTGTGCTATGATAATATCATGAACAATAACAAGACAGAAAAAGTAACACGCGTAGAAATTATCGATGAAACCGGTCGGGCCATCGTCATGACGAATTTAGCAAGCGTTAAATTAAGCCTACAAGATGACGGAAGAACACTTAAATTGTTTGTAACACATGAGTCACCTACCCACGCGAGCTGAGTAAATGTCCTACCCCACCTGATACAATAACACCAACAACAACACTAGAAATATATTATGAATAAAATCGAAAACCAAAAATTCACCTTCATCTATCAATCTGAAAACGGAAAGATTGACACCTATGTCACTTCCGCACCGATTGAAAATCACCGTTATCACTTCATTGCTTATAAGTATAAGCAGGAAGGGCAGGTGTCTGGCACTCGCAGATTCAACAAGGCGAATCTCCTGTCGCATATTCACTGTAATAATACTGGGGAAAATATCCCGATCCCGCGCTGGTAATGTCAAGAACAAAATTCTTGATGGGGGCTTCGGCCCCTAAACCTTTGGTAAGCAACGACTTACCGCCTCCCCCCGAAGGGCGGGCCGCGTAAGCGGTTCATTATCAAGAGTTTGCAGAAGTTTTTTATCAACATAAACTGTTGATAGGCATAGCCTTACGGAGGCCGGAGATTTTACTACAGGCACCCCCTTCTTGTCAAGCTTATTATTTTACTACATAAACCCTTTAAAATCAACAGGTTATGAAGGCCGGGGATTTTACCACAAATACCCGCAATTTGTCAAGCTTATTAAAACTTTTCTTTTTTTTAAAATAATTGTATTTTATTCTTGTTTTATCTATCTAGGTATTTTAATATACATTTATGGAAGATAAGTTAGAATTAAGAGTGAACGGGGAAAAAAGACTTACTTTTGGCCCTCGCGTGTGCGACTACAAATGGGCCGTTGAAATAGCCCGCAAAATAAATGGCGCGACAATCCACCAAGGCAGCGCAAAAATTTGGCCTGAAGAAAAATCATATCTTGATGCTCGCGGTTGGGTAATATGAAAAAATAAATTTGACAAAATAGTATTTTTAAACTAAACTTCTTAACGTAGACAATAACCTCATAAAACAGAAAGAAATAAATATATGTTAAAACTAATCCGCAACGAATCCGACCTCGACAACAAAGTTTTTTTTCCTGTCGGCATTGAGACTGGCTCCACCATCATCAGGCGTGATGGTTCGCAAACCACATCAAACCTCTTTGAGGTTTACAATCAGCTGAATAATAAAACCCTCTACTGGGGATCTGACAGATACGGATTGTTGAAGCATGAAGATTTTCTCGGTAAAATAGAGAAAAACCTTGCAAAGCGAGGATACAATGATTTCGCTTGGGGTCCAGATGTGACTAAAGAGGAAAAAAATGAGATACCACATCGTGAAATTTTCACAGATGTAGATGGTGGGCAAATAAGAGCAAGATACTTTATTCCCACCAAAGAAAATGTGGGCAACGGAAGAAAAGATGAGATCGGAATTTGTCTTGATACAGCAAACAGTATCAACGGCAAAAAGAATGAGTCGATGCAAATGGGCGCGTATCGTTTCGTATGCTCAAATGGTATGATCGGATTCAATGATTCTGTCAGTTTCTCAAAGAAACACACGGGCGGAAACTTTGGCGAAGATTTTGATAATTTGATCATTGATCAGCAATTTGACGCATTATGGGAAGATTACGGCAAAGACCTTGAGATCTATCGAAATATGGATTCTCAAGTCATCACCAAAGCGCAACTTGAAAGCATCATCAAAAGTTTACCTGTTGGTAACCCTGAGAAGCAGCGCAAAAATAATCACTTCGACGGGATCAGGGACCGATTCTGGGTTTCAGAGTTTGATACAGATCGTCGAGATCGTTCTGAACATACTTTGTGGGATCTCTACAACGCAACGACAGAGCACATCACTCACACTGTTGAACAAGAAAACGGTAAAATCGATCTTGCTCACCGCTTGCAAGAAAAGGTAACGCCGTTTTTCAAAGACCTTTCAGATGGGTTAAGAGCGCAAAAACCACTGGCTGAACTTCTCGCTTAAGAAACGATAAAAAGTCAAGCATAAAAGTCACCCGAAAGGGTGGCTTTTTTTGTATAGTTTTAAAGTATAGTCTGTGCCTATAGTTATATGAGTATAATAAAATATATTTATACTTATATTTATACTCTCAACGTATGTATAATTATACTTGCAAAATGCTTGTTAATATAAAGTGCATGAGTTTATGTAAGTCATTGATAGAGAGTGACTTACGATAACCAAATTATGTTGTAAGTCGTTGATAATGAGGGGTTTACGGCCTCCCCCGAAGGGGAACGGCGTAAGTCGTTTAATACCAAGGGTTTACGCAATAATTTGACTAATGTAAACTGTTGATTATCAAGCACTTATACTTCTATACTTTATAATTATAGTGTGCTGTTTCTATAATTTTAAAAAATTATATAAGATTATATAATTAAGATATATAGTTATATGTTATTATAGTATATTTCGCTCACAATTATTTATATGTTATTATATAGTATTTCGTTCACAATTATATAATAGTCCTATTAAGGATTATTTAGCCCACAATTGCACACTTTTAGTATTAAGTGTTATTTAGGTCACAATCAGACACTTTTAGGCACAAAAAAAAGCCCTATATTAAATAGGGCTTGATTACTATTTGATGTATATTGATTCAGCTACCAACAGGCTTGTAATCTATTTTAGAATGGACTATTCTTCGTTTCTCCCACTCTTCCTCTAACACTTTGCATCGTGCCTTGGCCTCATCTAAAGAATCGTGTTCTTCGCATTCATCTGCATCGATATACCATTTACCTGATTTAAACATTGGTGTATGCGGTTCTATTCTACCACCATTTCCGATACATTCCGCAATAATATATCTACCAATTCCCACTTCTTCTCCCCAATCAGGTAAATCCCATTCTTCTTTTATTACTTTTTTTCCATTCTTAATAGTGAACACTTCCCCGAAACCTTGCTCTTCTTCCCATTCAACTGTAAATTCTTCGTTTGGGAATTTCCTGCTTAAAGAATCAATAAATTCGGATGGATACTCCCATGCTGTTCTGAACGATATGTAACCATTGCCGTCTTCATACGGTTCATCAGAGACCCCATTCCATTTAGTTCCCCAATTAGCAATGCTCCAATCATACCAGTTATTGCTGCCATATTTTTCTATTAACTTTTCTGATTTATCTTTTTCTTCTTGGGTGCTATCTCTGTTAGGACTAACTGTGCCTTCTAATTCTTTGGGCATGGGAACAATTGTGTTAAAGTCAATCTCCCCGTTTTCATCTACGATTTGTTTTAGCACCTCATCAGATGCGGTCAGCGTGTTATAACTCCAGTTTGGCATATTTTATCCTTATTTGAATGGTTGATATTGACGGATTGGTGAATCTTGATCTGAATGCTCACATTTTACACCGTATGTTAAGCCGTTCGCCTCCATGGCTCGACCAAAGATTGTCCAGTCACAATCTTCTTCGAGATACGCGTATGAGCCTCTCTTGTATGAATATCCAGATATTTTATCTATGATATTAAGTTTTTCTAGTAAGTTGATTGGCACTTGAAGCCAACCGTGACCGGGATCTGTTTTAGCAAGTAGTTTCATATGTCCAAATAAGTTAAATTATTTATGAAAAAATATCAATCTTTTTTTTAGTTTTCTTTTGGTAGTTGTTTGCCAAATTTCATTTGTCTTATCCATGGCTCAGAATGTTTTTTTAATGCATTCCTATTTACTTTCTGACCTTTTGTGTTTACAGTTTGATCACAAAAGTATTCATACCCTTTCATCCACTCATCATACGCACCTTTAGAAATGACTCCAAAAGGATCTTCTTTAACTCCTGCTGCACTACTAGCCTCTACTATTGTAGACCTTTTATTGATAGGTTTCCAATATCTTGATTTTGGACTCAAAGTAGCTTTCTTTAACCTCTCAATTTCCTGAGTCGCTCTTTCAAGAACAGAATACATCCCCAATCCAGTATCTGATATATTTTTTTCTGATTCTTTCATATTAATTATTTTAATTTATCTTTAATGGTGTCGTATGATTCTTCTACCGTTATCATGCTGCGCTTCATCTCAATTTTAGAATAATTATCAGAAGTGTGATCTGAAGTGTTACAAAGGTCAGGAAGGTCATCGCCATCCCAGTCGGGAAAAAACGAATAAACTTTATCAAAGTTAATCATAATTTTCTCTTTAAGGATTTCTTCGATTCCGCTTGCAGGCCCAATAAATGTAAGATGGGTTAATTCTATGTATTTCATATCCAAGATGTCTATTCTTCTGTTATTATGTTACTGCCGTTTGGCCCACTAGATCGACGGGTGAATATGCAAGTGACATATCTCATGTCGTAGTTACCTATTGTTTCTAATTGTATCTTATAAATATTTAATACCAACTCATAAAACTTAATTCCTTCACATGAAATTCGATTTTCCCATATTTTGTTGTTTTTTTTCAACCACCCTTTACCTGCCGATTTCGCTTTACTTAAACTACTGTAAAAAGCAAAGAAGTTTTCTTTCTCCTCATTAACTTTTAATGCATATACGTATTCCATAATATTAACCTTTAGCAAATGTTTTCCAGATTTCAAAGTCTGCTTGTGCCAATGTTCGTTCAGGGTATTCTTTTTTCATTGCCTGAATCGCTTTGTATTCCCATAGCGCATATCGAGATCCGCTTGTGGGTGTAGATTTAGGGACGTTCATCCAATTCCCAAACAAACTGTTTAGCCATTTAAGAACATGGGTATCTAATACCGCATAGTTTGCATTCTTTCTAGTATTAAGTAAGAAAAAACGTGAAGTTTTATTACCGACTCCATGACAAGCTAAAAGATCATCTAGCGTGCAAGTTTCGACATTTAAATTAATAATATCTCTTAATGCTTTTTCTATACGGGTATATTGACCTATTTTCAATGTCTTTAATTTTTGAACAAGAGTTTTATGATCAATATAATGTTTAATTAAATCAAATGGGGTCTCTTCTCCCCATGTGAATTCAAGCAATCTCCATGTTTTTTCTACTGCCATTTTAGCATTACGACCTGCTACAATAATACTAAATATTAAAAAATATTCTTTTTCGTATTTATCACTGCAATGAGTGGGCAACTGTTTAGTAAAATCAAATTTTCTCATAACTAAAATCTTTTAAATTAATAATAGTATTTTCTTGAACTATCAGTATCGTCAAACAATTCATTCACAGTTTTACCATTGCTGGTTTGTGTTGACAAGGTATTTATCCCTGCTTTACATCCCTTTGGGACACGATCTTTCTCTAACCACCTAAAACCTTGATATGCTCCCCTGTTCATTAACCATTTTTCTAGGAGCATACCTAACAGATTCCTTTCTTTTTCTGTGGTATATTCTGCGGAGAGTTGTTCGTTGATATCCATTTTGATATCTGCCAATCTAATTGTTTTTTTCATAATAGTAGTGTTTTAAAATAATTTACTGGTGCAAATTTGGCTATACTTGTATCCGAGCAAGTATCCATTAATTTCTTCAAGTGATCTACTATCGAAAACCGCCCCCTGTCCGTCTGTCAAAAAATACATTGATCCATTTTGATCGAAACAAAAACCAAGTTCTTTTGCCAAAGAATTCACATCCCATTTTATTACTGGTGGTCTAGTGTATTGTCTCATATCCAATAATTTTGAAACACTTTTTGATTTGCGTCAACAATAAAACTATTTAATTTTCACATATATCTATCAGGTGGAGCATCTGGTCGTTATCAATCCAAGACAATTCAAAATCTTTCACTAAGACTTTAAATGTTAATGTCCTGAATCCCTTTAGGTAGCATATTGCCCATGGAGCATCACCATCCATGCACATAACTGTATAGACATTGTTATGATCGTCCGCTGCAAATAAAGTTCCTCTTTCTTGGCAACTTACCCAATCAGAAAATTGCTCTTCATTTTCAAAAAACACTTTTTGGTCGTCGTGTTCAACAGGTCTGTGTATTAGTTTTTTCATATCTTTTTAGGGGTAACAATAATGTTTATTTTGTCTTTAGCAATTAAAAGTAATATTTTCTCATTAACTTCACTGTCTGTCAATCTCGTTTTTTTAAGGATAACTGTCATTTTGTGATGATCGTAATAAACTTGACCATTGAAATCATAACCAATTAATGCTTTATCAAACATTTTGTCGGCAAACTTTGTAGTATCATCTGCCATATAGGTTTCAATATACTCTCTCATATCTCTTCCTCCCATACTTGATGTTCAATAATTTCTGAATCAATAATTTTAGGATGTTTAATATTATAATCTAAATCTTCGACCACTTCTTGACAATCGGCAGTATCTTCAACTTGCACTGCTATCGTAAGGTAAATAGTTTTAAAGTTTCTAGTCATTTGAAAAATATCCTTTGTAACCTTGCTTAATAAGCTCTACTTTGAATCTCGCAAAAGAGTCTTGAAGTTGATAAAATATTCTATTAAGATTTTCATCTTTACTCTTTTTGACTTGAGTCTCCCATTCCGCAAAAATAGAATCAACTAAAGATTCTCCATCTTTAAAATAATCTTTTTTCATTTAATTTTGCTCCCCTCTTTTAAATATAGTTCCTTTGCCATAACTTATTGTATAACTTTTTAATTTTTGCCTATTAACTTTTTGCCCTTTAGTGTTTACGGTTTGATTACAAAAGTAGTCGTAGGCACGTAACCATTCATCGTAAACGCCTCTTAGGTTACCCTCAGAAAATTGGTTATTATCGATTTCGACTTTAGAAGTTTCCGTATCTACTTTTTTCATAATAGTTTTTCTATTTTAAGTTTTTCCATGAAGTCATCCCTATACATGTCTGCAATGTCTTTACTAGTGCTGCGATTTAATTTATCATTTAAATAATCAAACAAATCAATTAGCTCTTTAGCATTACAAACTTCACCATCTAACCATTCCATATAGACATCTTTTGGTTGCACCATTAATGCTCGCCACGCAATTTCATCAACCAAATCTTGTTTACTTAAATCAGCGTATGTAAAAGTTGTGATTTTTTCTTCTTTCATATTATTACCACCAATTAGAATAAAACACATCAAAACCATCTTCAATGATTTTCTTAGCTTTTTTAATAAAGTTTAAATCATATTCTTTTTGAGTATCTATCTCCGAAGGCCAATCGCTATATGCTATTTCACCTTTAAGCAAACAAACTTCTAGTTCAGTTAAATCTAGCTTGGATAATTTCATCCAACAGCAATTAAACATGCCATCGTTACCCTTCCCGCCTTTCTTCCAATACAGATCTGTCATCCAATCATCTAGCTCATAATGTTTGCGCCAAGAACAAATCTCTTCAAAACCACTCTCAGGGTTTTCATCAAGACCATTTGTTTTATTATTATAAGGAACTTCTTCATTGATGATTCCACCTTTTATCTTGTATGCCATTTGATCTAATCCCATATCAGTCTCCTATTTGTTTATGAATAATATCTTCCTAATACAACTTGAGCAGTATCTTCACAATACTTAATTAATATTCCAGAAAAGAATGTTTCTGATAAATACCCATGCCAACCCTTCAAAGGTGAATTATCTTCTACTCTCATAAAATCAGCAAGAGAATAAACATAATTTTTGTATTTAATAAAAGTGTCCCCCTCTTGCTCTGCTCGTTGCCGATCTTTTTCATCGTAACAAGTATCTTCCCAATCCTTATTTGATAGTTCATAAGGATACAATAAATCCCTTGGAACATTATTAGTAATAATTTCTAAATTCATTCTGAATCCTTTAAATCAACATATTGTTCAACGCATTCGCCATCTTTGTATGAGCTTATCTCAACATATTTGTCTGCTACTCTTGCCATCTTCAGCAATTCTTCTTTGGCGATTTTAACTGACTGGAAAGAGCCATGGGGGTTTTTAATGATATCTATCATTACTGGTGCGAGCGACTCCCATGTGGGAGTGATGTCTATTGTTTGAGGTTTTTTCATATTATTTCTTTTTTGGTATACTGAACACTATAGCTAAGTAAATAGAAGCAATGATGACTATCTCTATCATTGATACTTTCATTACATATATTCTCGCACATTTTTTTTAAAAAACAAGAAAAAGTTTTAAAAAAAGGGGGAAAATCTTTTCCCCCCTTAATATTTTACCAATTCGCGCCTCTCAGCAATGATTTTCCGACTGGAGTGATTATTCGCTTGACATCTATTTTCATTAACCCTTTCTTCAAAAGGTAAACTTCATGATCACGTTGAAGGGCTGTTCTACTGAGTCCAGTTTTAGCACTCAACTCCTGAAGAGAGCAACTCCCGTGTTCTTTTAGAATGTCAAGAATATTCTTTTCAGTCTCGCTTATTCCCAAAGGATTAATACCTAATATATCAATAAAAGAATTAAATTCTTTTTTACCGAAATAATTAATGTTATCAGCATCACAAAAGTCCCCTAGATCTCTAGCTAACTTAATTGATGACCTAGCATTTCCGCGAGTGGTTGATGAGAGATTGTCAAGACAATTTGAATCAAATTTGATCTCTTTACAAAAAGATGATATAATCTTTGCGAGATCCTGACGAGTATACTCCTCAAAGTCTACGCTAGTTAAGCGATCCTTAAAAGGCGGGAACAACTTATCCGATTCAGTGGTGGCAAACAGAAAAGTTTGTTTAGTAAAATCAAAAGGAAAAACATTCTCTCGAAATTGAAACTCCCGCTGATTAGATTTTTCTGTGTTAAAAATAGTAAGAAAAGCATTTGTCAAATCTTGAGGTAACTCATGTGCTTCATCTAGAAACACTGTCACCTCATTATCCATAATTATTGGTATAAAGATTTGAGTGAAAAAGTTCTCTACATTTTTTAAACTACCACAATTTAATTCTATCGCATTTCTTTTGCTACCATCTTTATTTTTAAGCTGGCGAACAAAACTTCTTGCAAACTCTGTTTTACCTATCCCCTTTTGACCATTAAACAATAGAAAAGGGCAAGTATTTTTAGCATTATAAACTTTTAAATAATAATTAAGTTTCTTTTTTATTTTTTCCTGTCCTACTAAATGATCGAATGACATAATTAATTTATTGTTTTATATGGAATCGCTTCTTCGTTATTGTCTGTTTCGTTCGTTTTAACCTGAACCTTCTCGGTTTCGATTTGAACTTTGCCTGCTATCAAACTTAGTGCAGAATTATATTTATCTGCCCATATTCTGCTGATAGTGATTTTTGTATCAGGGTATCTAGAAAACACTTCGTTAAGATGCTTTAAAGATACTGTTACCAATGTTTTATTTCCTTCGTATTGAATCATACGAGAACAACATAGCACACCTAATCAGTGTTTCAAGATTTATTTTTGTTTTTTTTTGTTTTTTATTTTTTTTGTTTTTGGTGTTGACTCCTGTTCAGGATGTGAGAGAATCTCGGTGTTCAGGGGTAGAAGATCATCGAGTGATGAAAACTTTAAAACTAAAATAAACCTGAAAAACTATAATATAGAAAGAAAAAAAGCGTTACCCAATAAAATTGGAGGAGGGATGTGCGTCCCTCCTTCTTTTAAATTTACCGAATTCGACCGAAAATAAATCGGTTTTTTTACTTGAAAAACTAGACCTGCCTCATATAATAGATACACATTATGAAAATCGATAATGCATTGAATAAAACTAGGGGTCGTTTTGCGACCATTGAAACATCGCACCGTGGAACTTTTAGTGCTAAACTTGTGCCAGATTCAATTACTGAAAAGTATGTGACACTAAATATTCCATCTAAAAACGTAACAATGAAAGTCTCTAAAGATAAAATTACAAAAATTAGATGCGGCAAAACCCGCTATACTAAACGATAACTTTTAATATAGATATGATTTAATTCATTTTGCCATTATTTTTAATAGTAATTCACAGACTTATTAAACATATCTTTATATAAACCGTTTCTTTTTATTATGAATTGTATTTTGCCCATCTCTTCGGAGGTGGGTTTTTTTATATTATATTAAGGAAAATCGCGCTCATAAATAGCCCTTTTTTATATTAACTATATTAAGGAAAATCTCGCTCACAAATACAATTTTTATATATTAAGCAATTTTTCGTTCATAAATATGTATTTTTTATGTATATTATATTATTATGGGAAAGAAAATTAGTTTTAAGAATTTTGAGGGGCAAGAATATGAAATAAGCTTAAGAAAGCCGCGAAAAGAACTAGAGGCAGATGGCCTCTGCTACCCGCCCAAAGATAACGCTAAATCTAAAATCCTAGTCAACCCTCATTTAAAAAAAGAAAAAATAAAAGAAATAATATTGCATGAAATGCTACATGCATTCTTCTGGGAGCTGCCCGAATATAAAATTAACTATTTGGCCAAAACTGCTTCACAAATAATAAAAAAACTAACTTAGTATATTAAGTAAAAAATCGCTCATAAATAATACTATTTTAATGTTTCATCTAATCTAACTTTTGCTATACTTAAATCTATTTCAAACCATTCATTCCTCTTACTAAGAGCAAAATAATGCATAGCTTCATGTATTTGTTTCTCTGCAGCCTTGCAATCTTCATGGAAAATGTAATGCTCGACTTTATAATTTCGATGAGGACTAGAGGTTTGATATGTACGCAATCTCTTTTTTATATCTTTTGTTATACCTATTTTATAATAACCTTTAAAAGCTTCATTACTTATTATGTATACATAACCTGATGTCTCTTTCATTATATTAAGTAAAAAATCGCTCACAAATAACGTTTTTTTGAAAAGTGGGGAGTTTTTGCCGCAAAATTTGTATTTACCCCCTATAAAAATATATGTTTTTGCCAAAAGTGTCAGCGAATCCCAGTTTCGCGCCATTTTGGTTATATTATATTAAGTGTTTTTTAGCTCATAAATGCCGACTTTTTATATATTTTATTATATTTGGCATAAATTAGTTCACTTTTTATCCATATCTATATCATATTCTTCTATATATACTTTTGGGTTTTTTTGCACTTGCTTCATTACTTCTATTAATACTCTATCTTCTTGAGTGCGGGGGTCAAAAGCAGACTCGTTCTCGAAGATCCTGTCGATGACCTTCAGGTCATCATCACCTATACGTATTGTAACTGTATTCATATGCTATATATAATACATCATATTATTATTAATTATAGTTGTTTTTTGCTGTTTTTTGCATATATATAGGGTAAATATACATAAAATGAACATAAACTAACAAAAAATGTACATAAAATTTTATGATTTAAAAAGGTGTATTTTTATATTTTTTATTTAAAAAAGGTGCGTAATATATCAAACACACAATTCTAAACTTATTAATGTATTCTTTATATTGTTTATATGTATTATGTATATTAATGATATATAGTATAAAGGTATTTGAAAGGTTGTTAAAGGGGGAAAAAGGGGTTTCTGGGATACTTTAAGGGAAAACTGGGAAAAAGGATAAAGGAGAAAAAGAAAAGGCCCCTAGAGGGAAATCTAGGGGCTGAATGCTGATAATTGATGAGAGGGTAAATTACATTTAAGTAATGGCAAATTGAATCAATTATTGTTTATTTTATTAACATAACATGCAATAAGGCCCTGAATTACATTTAAGTAATGGCAGATTGAATTACATTATTATATTTTTAAAGTTTAGGTTATGGCGTTAGGGTAATGGCCAAATGAATTACATTTAAGTAATGAGTAGATGAATTACCTCTAGCGCCGTTAAGTTTAAAGTTAAGTAATAAGGGTCTGAATTACATTTAAGTAATGGCGCTTTGAATTATTTAACATTTTAATTTATTTTTCTGTGATAATGAGAAATTGAATTACATTTAAGTAATGGCAACTTGAATTATCTACAGTTTTTAATTTATTGTATATAAAATAATAAGAATATAAATTACATTTAAGTAATGGCCGCGTGAATTATCTTATATTTAAATCTGTAAAGTATATATTATTGGTTTGTTTATGCGCTAGGGTAATAAGATCCTGAATTACATTTAAGTAATGGCCTCCTGAATTACCTCTAGCGCTTTATGAGTATATTTAATAGGACTCTGAATTACATTTAAGTAATGGCAGATTGAATTAAATATGTATTAGATCAAGCTAGGTTGGTATTCATTTATTGAATCGCATAATGGTTGAGCAATTAGCTTGTTTTGTTTTTGGTTATTATATGCATTTGTATGCTGATTTTCAAGTTGTTTTTTAATTATATTGTACAACTCTTTTATTGCATTACTATATAGTCTTCTATATTTCAAGAAAACTTTTTCTTCTTGTCTCGACATTTCACCTCTTTTCTTTTTATGTATATCATAACCTTCTTCCAAAACTCTTTCTTTAATCCATTTTTTTGCACCATGATGATATAGGTTGCTTCGTGCAACACCGCCTTTAAGATGATGCGGACTCATATGAAAAACATATCTTTGAGTAAAAGACCAACTTGGCAACCTACCCGTCCCTTTTCGCAAAAAAACCGAATCGTCAACAGAAAACTGTTCATCACCCTCGCTAACCAATGTTCCCCTCATAGAGGCTAAAACCGTATAAATAAAATTAACTTTAATATGTCTAACGTTTAAATCGCCTTTTTTAATATTTCTGTTTTTATTTGGCCTTTTAAATCTAGCTTGTTCGTTAAAAAACCCAAATACACATCTTCCTACATCAGATAATTCATTATATATATAGTTAGCATTTTCATTTATCCATTGTGTATTTTGATCATTTGGGTTTAAATAATCGGTTCTTCTGGCAAAATTCAGCATTTTATTTAGCTGACGTTTTCTAAGCAATCCCTCCTTAGCCTTCAAAGAGTACTCAAAAGAAGAATCGGGCTTTTTTAAGCTGATATTTGGGTAATCTCGGCAAAGATTGTAAATAGCAATAGGGTCTTGATCGTCGTCCTTTTTAAGATTTGAGTAAGCAGCAGCTCTTGGAGACGATTGTTGAGGAAAAAGTCTTAACTCTATACCATTCTCTTCACAATCAGAATAAAATTTACGTAACTCTTTCTTTGTGTATGGCTGAGCTAAAGACTTTTCTGTACGAGGGACCCCCATATGAGCATCTTCAACAATAATTATAGAGCCTGATTTTAATAATTGAGGTAATGTTAAAATTTGTTCAACAGTACTCCCGATAACCCTTTCTCCATCATATAAGGTTGTTCTTTTTTTACCAAAATCTAAAGTAAAAACTTTATTTTTAGTATTCAATGACTCAATGGTATGCAATGGTTTTTTTTTCATTTTACTAATTTTTTTTTGTTTTGTTTTGTTTTATTGACCGTTTTGATCAATTTATATACCTATAATATAGCTTAGTTATTTTTTTTCTACTTAAAAAAAACCCTATAGGGTCATCGCAGAGAAAAACCCTTGAATATCAAGGGTTTACATAGTTTTTTTTGTTAAAAGTTTTTTTTATTTAGCTGTCATTCATATACTTTTATGAATCTAGGGGTGTACTCTCCCATGTAAGATCCAAGAATATTGAAATCAAAATATTCAGCAGCATCTTCTTGGTTCATACCGGACGTTTGCATTAAAATATCAATACATTTATCAGCATCGTATACGGCGACATAATCCGATTGATCTATACCCACTAAAGCTTCATCAAAACCATCAGCGAATAAAGCTTGCTCATTTATATATGAAAGCTCTTCTTTTATTATTTCTGTAGATTTATTCATTTTTAATATTGTATTTAAAGTTTTCTTTTCTTTTTTGATCCCTCCAAGCCGCGACTATTGTTTCGTATTCTACTAAAGAATGTCCAGCTATTTTTTCAAACTCTTCCCACTTTGGTTTAGGGGTGTTAAGTTTTTCCCAGATTTGACGTAAGTTGCTCATCTTAATGAAAATATACAGTTATACTAAGTAAAAATGATATTTTATCGAATAATTATTTTAAGATTTTACTAGTTAATTGTGTAATATATTAAGTGGCAACTCAACTAACAGCAACAAGAGGAGATTTTATGGGCACTTACACTGTAAATCTCACATCAGATGTAGACGATTTTACTAATTTAGAATGCACAGGTCAAATAAGGGCTCATCCTGATGGAGACTTGCTATACCAATTTGTACCGACTATACTTTATGCTGAACAATATAGCGGTTCTATAGCATTTGATATCCCTGCTAACGAAACTAAAAATTTTCCCCCTATAAACTTGTATGGAGATGTGCATTTTTATTCCACAGGTATAAAAGATCAGACTCTTTTTGAATTCAGATTAGACGTAACCCCTGATGTAACACATTTATAAAACATATGTCCGAAAATACAATAAACGTAAATCTAACTACACCTAAGGCTATTTCAGTAACGAATAAAGAAATTGGTCCACCGGGACCATCAGGGCCATCAGGACCATCAGGACCATCAGGCCCATCAGGTCCATCAGGCCCACAAGGGCCTTCGGGAGGTCCATCAGGCCCATCAGGCCCATCAGGTCCATCAGGTCCATCAGGTCCATCAGGAGAAGGAGTGATTGCAGGAGGTACAGCTAACCAAGTATTAGCTAAAATAGACAGCACTGATTATAACACTCAATGGGTAGATCAAAGTGGAGGAGGAGGCTCAGGTACTGTTACATCTAGTACTGCTACAACAAATTATCTTACAAAATGGACAAATGGAGCGGGGGAAGTTATAGGTAATTCTATACTTTATGACAATGGCTCTAATATTGGTATAGGTACAGCAAGCCCAAGCTCGAAACTTGATGTTAACGGTATGATTAGTGCCGGTATTGCTGGTAATAATTCAGCGAATTATGCCGCTTTACTAGTGTCTTCGACAGGTACGGGAACACAACAGTCAGCAATAGCAATTCAACAAACCTACCCTAATGGAAATACTATTATTTGGGCTGATCTAGAGCCTTACGCTGAGTATAATTTCTCTCATGATGGTATTGACAATGCGTTTACTTTTAATTCTGGTTATTACGCTAACAGTTTAAGGAATATAACTATACGTAACAGATCAGGAACCCAAAGGACCAGTTATGAAAAAGTTAAAATTTGGCAAAATACTGCTCAAGTGGATGTTGGAGGTGCTATAAGTATAGGACAATTAGGAACTGGAGGAGAAACTCAACCTACCATCAGATTAACAATAAGAGATCTTCAAGACTCAAGTTTTAATAGTGGTATAGCCTTAATCCGAAGCACAAATACTGATACTGCTTATATCAATATGGTAGGTGGAAACCTTAATTTTAATGCCCCGACAGGAGCATCAACTCAATTTAAGGTCGCTGGTACAAATACGTTTGCTATAGCTGCTAACGGATCTATAAGTTCATCTACAGGAGCTAGTTTAAGTTCAGGAGGTACATGGACCGATGCTTCCACAAGAGAATTAAAACAGGATATAAAAGATTTAGACTATAGAGAATCTCTAAATATTATTAAACAACTAAACCCTGTTAAATTTGCTTATAAAAAAGATCCAAAAAATAAAAAAATAGGATTTATTGCTGAAGATGTCCCAGATTTAGTTGCTACTGATGATAGAAAAGGTCTATCGGCTTTGCAGATTGTATCAGCTTTAACAAAAGTTGTGCAGTCTCAACAAAAAGAAATTCAAAAGCTTAAAAGAATGATAAAACGTCATAAATAGTGTATATATAGAGTATGGTATCATATAGTGTACATAATTTAGCAGATGAAATATTTGCTAACGAATTTGAGTATGACAGTGGTTATGCAGAATTTTATTATATTAGTGGATGGCTAGCTAATAACATAGGTATGCTTAATAATAGATTGTTTACTAGCTTTGAGGTAAGCGGCAGCAATTTTACCCCTACAGGAAGCTTTAAACAAGAAGAAAGATCCGTTTATAAACAGATGTATTTATACGAGTTTTACACCAAAAAAACTCGACAAGTTCTTCGTGGCATAGACTCTTCTGCTGATTTTATAACGTTAAGAGAAGGAGATTCCACTATCACCCGCACAAATAAAAATGAAATAGCTAAAACATACAGAGGTTTAGCTAATGATGCTAACGAAGAATTAGAGAAACTTGTTACCGCTTACAATATGTATCAAGCAGAACCTGTTCAGGTAGCTGGAGAAGACGGGTTATATGTAGGATCTGGAACTTACTCTTACGTATATTAGTAGAACGCCTCGATAAACTATAGGGATATCATAATATTTTTATTTTGTCAGCCAACTACTACTTTGTATTTTGTCCCCTAATCCGTAAACTGGCTCTATACCTAACTCTAAACATAGTTTATGCTCTGGGGTATTTTCGCCAGAAGTTCTGTCCCCGCCGTTACAGAATAAAAGTTTTTCATTAGAGGTTTTACATGAAGCTAAGCCTTTTAAAGTTTCACAAACAGTTTGGTCTTTATCTACAGATTTAATTGCCATATCCACATATTTAATAGATCGAACAATTTTAATTCTTTCTTTTAAAGGCATAAAAGGTTTACCTTTTTTTCTAGTTAAAAAATCATCATCATTAACTATTACTACCAAAGAGTCAGCTATACTTTTAGCTTTTTCCATTAATTCAATATGACCTACATGTATAGGGTCAAAACCGCCACTTATTATTGCTATTTTCATACAGAGAAACTACTTTTAATATTCTCTATTTCTTTTAAGGTTTTTCTATATTCTTTTGCAATTTTTTCATTATACTCAAAACTCATAATAGCTTCACAAGATGGGCATTGGGAAACAGGATTCTCTATAATAAAACCTAAATCAATACCTAAAGGAGTTCTGCAGGAAGGGCAAACGAAACCGCCACCAATCATTTTTTAAGATGTTGTATTTTTTGAATTAATTCGTCATTAAGCCTATTTACTGCTTCAGGTGTGCCTTCGTTCTCCATTTTGATTTTAACATTCATTTTTCTTCTTTTTTCTACATGATGTAAATCAATTTTAATACCTTTATTTTCCGTGGATTCAAGGTCTTCTGTATCAGCTAAAGAAACAGAAAAATCTAATTCTATTTCTTTTAAGCTTAATGATTGATGGTTCGATAAACAAAAAAGAGGAACCCTCATCACCTCGTCTCCAACTTTAAAATCAGAGGTAATGGGGTTCCCATACTTATCGAAATATTTAAGTAAATTATCTACATGTTGTTTTTCTAAAAAATCTAAAGATGTTGATACAGCTTTATTTAAAGAAGATATTAATTGTTGTAAGTCTAATTTACTTGACATTATATTTATTGACTTTTGCCGCCACTATCATCATTCAAGACAACTGGGTCTAGCATCATGTTTAACGCATCTGACAGTTTAAGCATACCCTCCGTAGGAGGCAATTGCTCTGCATGTACTTTAACGTCATATTTAGCGCTGTTATCTGTACTACGAGTATTAGTTGATTTTGAAGACACTTTGCCGCTAACACTTGCGCTAACTTTTAAGCCCCAGAAAGATTTGTAGCTTGCGTTAACGCTTGAGTCAACTTCTGTAGAGTGATCATCTTCACTTTTTTCCGACTGCTGAACTTCCATTGAAAATTCAATGTCTGCAGTTTTAATTGCTAAAGCTGGAAGAGGTACCAAAGGAAGCATGGGAACTTTAGCTTTTAAAGTTTGAGCTTCAGGAGTTCCTCCATCAGACGGTTTTACGTAACGAAGGATATTAACGTCGATTGCATTCGTATTCCCTTTTTCGTCGAATGCTACTTCCTTGATATACTTCCAAGTTATATCATTAAGTTTTGCCTGTCCTTTCGCCATACCAACAAGGGGGGAAACAATTAAGTCTTCTATTGGTAGGCCCTTAAAATTATCAGCGATATTGCCCATATACTATACTTTACACATTATAAAGATTAAAAAGAAAATATCAAACGATAACTTTAAAGGTTAACTTTTTAAATTGTAAAACATTGCTAATATTAATCTACAATCTTTTTGGCTTGTGCCCCAAGCTTGTTTAGGGAACTTAGAATGAAAATAATTAGAAGGGTAACTAATTAACCTGTTTTCTACTCCCCCTATGATAGAATTCACTTCCCATTCGTTTTCATTGTTATAAGATCTGCTCGTAAATTCATGAGCTTCGTTATCAGTAATTCCCGGCAAACTCAATTTATGTTTTTCATGAGACCAAAAAGCTGTGCCATTTATATCCCCTAAATTTTCTGATAGAAAAAAAACTGCTCCGTGAGAGGGTTGTGTTTCGCTTAATACATTCCTATCCGCATGTATGCCCCAGTTATTATTAAGAAACTGAGTATACATTCTAAGAAAAGAATTGACAACTTGTATTTTGCAATTGCAAACTTCCTCGATAGCTTTTTGGATTTTTAAAGATAAATCTTCTGGAGGGTAAGCTACATGGAACTGCCTTCCTTCGCTTTCAATAGTTTTAAAAGTTGTATTTCTAGAAGCCTCTTGTATCTTTTTAAAATACTGCTTGTCTAAAACATCATCTAAAATAAAAGAAAACTTTTCTAAAATCATAAAAAACAAACGGGCACTTTATTAAATCCTGCGTCTCTCTTTAGATTGAGAGAAAACGCCGTTTCTATATCTCTATTCATAGAATTTGAGTCAGCAGGTTTAATATCATTAATTAAAACCCTTGGGCCAGCGTTGATGCCGTAAATAATTTGTTTGTATTTTATGCCAAATTTTCTTAAAGCTTTTTCTGTATGAGCACTATGTCTTTTTTCTCTAGCTGTAACAAATACAATAATATCTTTAGGAGAAAGTTTTTCAAACCATGCTTTGACCCCTTCTAGAAGTTCTTCGCTCAAATAGCTTTTATATTTATCTTTTTTAATTATCCTATCAAGTTCCAAGTTTGATTTGTTTTTAAAGATTGTGCCGTCAATATCTAAAAACCAAGTTTGATCTAATTTTTCAGGTTTCTGCTGTATCATTGGTATAATTGATTAAAAGGGTTCTTAGTTTCCTTATGATGTATAATAGTAGGAGAAGAAGTTTTTTCAATTTTTTTTATAGCTTTAGGTTTAGGTTTTTTTTGCTCTTTTTGTTTTATGGGTAACTCAACTTTTTGGCCAAGCATTTTGAATATAGCTTTATCTTTAGCTTTAACTTCTACTTCCCATTTGAGTTGCCTATCATGTTCAACAGGTAACTTTTCCGCGTAATCTGCATGGCTGCGTTTTTTATCTTTACATCCCCAACTCCAATGAAAAACTGGGACAAAAGACTCTGGCCAAGTCTGAGAAAAAGCCCCTATATTTTGCTGAATAGTGATTTGATTATTTTGGAAAATAGATGGGTTACAATGATCATGAAGATTATCATAAGTAAGAGGAAAGAAATGATTATGCTTAGTGCCACAATAATTATAAAAATACATAAAAAGATTAGCGCAGTTCCAGCTTCCTTTATCCTCATTTTCAATGACGAGCCTGTTTCGTACTCCGGTATCGCATTTGGAGAAAGCATCATAAAATCTATCTACTAATTTTCTAAAATCTTCTTCTGTTTCGTTTTTAACGCTTAAGCTGGGATGAATATTAATTGGAACAGAATAGTCTTGAGGTAGGCCCATCATATCTAAAACCTTGGCGTGAAAATTTAATTCATTTATTGTTTTTTGTACCACAGAAGGTTTTTCAGAAGCTAAAACATTAAATTGATCAGGATGAATAGATAAACTAATGTTTAGATCTTTAGCGACATTGCCTATTACTTCACATTGATTACGGATATCTTTATAATTAGACAATTTTTGCAACTGCAATTTAAGCGTGGGATCAGTAATTAACGGAAATAAAGCGCTAGAAAGCCTATAGTGTGATATAGAGTTTTTAGCGCAATGACGTATAATTTTTTCTGTTAACTGCAGGTTATGCAATATCCTCTCTTCAAGGACTTTTAAACCTGACCCCAGCTCGCTATTTTCTAATTCTGAGAATCGTTTCCTAGTGATTTTTTTAAAAGCTAAACTTTTATCTTGAGCTTTTAGTATTTCAGATATGCAAACTAATCCGTAATTCATTGCTTAAATTTACCATAAGATATCAACTTGTCAAATTTAATTTATGCGCTGCAGCAATAAGAGCATGAATTACATTTAAGTAATGGCCATCTGAATTACTGCAACGCACAAAATTTTGATTTAAACAATATTAATTATTTCCAATCTAACCCTTCTGCTACATTTGGAAATGAATTAATTAGTATACCCTTAATCACATAAGCGATTTCTCTGTGTTCTTTTTGTGTTTCTTGGGTAGCTCTCACTTGAACATAATGTAGCCAACTTCGAATAGAACCTGACATATACATTGTGGTTTGAGTTGTTAAAGGTAATATCATTCTAGCGCATTCTTTTGCTACCCCTTGCTCAGTCAATATATCGTAAACTTGTAAGGCTGTATTATTTAAATCTGTTATCGCTTCTAAAGCCTCTGAGTCCATATTTAAAGGCTCATCGCCCACTTGCCTATTAGTTTTGCCTTGTCCGCGCCACTCTATAGGCTCTAATTGAGTTGCTGCAGAATATCTTTGGCTAAATTCTTGGAAGCTAAAGCTTCTATGTCTAAGGATTTGTGCAGCGATAGCTCTACTAGTTTTAATTTCAACGCACATATTAGCCATCTCAAATGGACTCCAATGTTTATGTTTTATTAAATATTTAAGTAATTTAGGCGCAGTTTCGCTATTTAATTGGTTGCTAGGGTTACTAACCCTAGCGCAATAAACAATTAAATCTTCTGCAGTTTTGATACCTTTTCTTTTTAAAGGTAACGCTGGTTGCGTAGTTGATATTAATTTAACTTTCATTATTGATAACTTGAAATGCTTTTCTGTATAAGCTTTCTCCTTCTACAGCGCTATAAACTTCTTCTATTTTATTTGTTTTTGGATCTTTTATTTTTACTGGTCCTTTACAGTAATCAGTTAATCCATATTTTTTGTAAAAACTCTTTGCTATATACATATAGTCCAATACAGGGTAACTGTCAATAACTATTTGAATAAATTTTGCTTGTTCTTTTGTCATGGTCATTATAAAAATAATGGCAGCTTTTTCTATTTTAGTGTAATATATTATATGGTACCACCGGAATTAATTTCAATGGCTTTTGGAAATCTTTCTGGGTTTGTCTTTAAATTCATGGCTCAAAGAGCCAAGGAGAAAGCGGAAATGCTAAAAATGGCGATGCAAACCCAAAAAGCTAACGAAGACGCGCACAATGCTGCTGTAAAGCGAGTATCTGTTGATGGCGGCAAATGGGTAAGAAGATTAATAGTGATTTCCACTTTATTTGGTGTTATTATTGCGCCTTTCTTTTTGGCGCTATTAAATGAGCCTTTATATGTTCAAATAACTGAAACTAAAAAATCATTTCTATTTGGTTTGTTTGGTGGTGGTACAGAAAATTATTTTGTTAGGGTAGATGGCTACTTAATGATACCAGAAGTAAGGCAGACTTTGACAGCTATAGTGGGTTTTTATTTTGGCAGCTCAGTAGTCAAATCATCATGAAATATTTAATTTTAATAACATCTATGGCTTTATTTTGCTCATGTTCAACAATGAGGGGATATGAAAA